GAGAGATATGAGAAAGAGGTTTATGTGATGAGAGATATGAGAAAAAATATTTATGTGATGAGAGAGAGGGGGTACCTATCACGAACCTCCCGCCCCCGAAACGCGTTTTCTCCCCCACACCCCCTTCGCTGGAAAACCGGAAACGCGTTTTTCACCTCAAACATATAAACTCGCTGATTATCAACAGTTTATTTAAATTATTGATAATCAATGTATTATTATAACATATTGATTATAAGCCACTTAAATAAACATATATCCTACATATTAATGTACGCGTATAGTACTGCTCTTGTGTGTTTTGCAACTTGCTGACAATCAGATAATAGAATCGAAATTAATACAAGTTAACAAAAAAAAGATAGCATATATATATGTAATACTGAAAAAGGTTGTATATTTGCACCGTATTCGAGCGAGAATATTGGTGTTACATAATGAAGCTATATATATATATTCCCGTTGGGTGTATTGTATGGTGATACCTTTTGCCTCTTTGCGTTGTAAAGGGGTGATATATTGAGGTGATATTGTTTAACAAATAAATACATATTGATATGATTACAAAGAAAAATGTTAACAAGCTACAGAACGCTGTTATTAAAGAGAATGCCTCTAACCTGGTGGGTGCTGTAAAGTTGTATAATGCTTTATTTGCAAATGGTGCTGACCTGAAAGCAATTTGTAAGACGTTGGAAATACCAGCCGAATATGCTGTAAAGGTTGCAGCACTCGCAAAGGACAAAAAACGGCTGGTTGCCGTGTGTAGCCAAATGTTGCCTAAAGTGGGTGATACCTTTGTTAAATTTTCTCTATACTCTAAAGTATATAAGGATAACAAGGTAGACAAGGAGAAAGGAATCGAGGCAAAAACGGCCGACTGGTGCGCGGAAAATGTGATTTATGGCGGGGAGTATAAATCTTTCGGTTTTTCAACCGCTGAAACGTTGGAGACTAAAAAAAGCGCAAAGTGGCTTGTTAAAGAAACGGATGAGTATAAAGCTACCTATGTAGCCGTTAAGATTAAATCTTATTCAATCCGTACCATTGCAAAGTGTGTGAGTGAGTATTTAACGCATGAAAGCAACCAGCAGTAAAAAAGGTTAGGCGCGTACCGTTAAACGCGCTTGTACGCCGTTGTCAGTGGGTGCACGTCCCGCGTATGCTTTAGGCTGAAGCTGACAGAACAGAGAGTTATTTTACATATTGGAGATAGATATACCTTTGCCCTTGCCGTTGGCAATTAAAGGGCTGGTATTACTGCATGTACTACATTGGATAAATGTAGTTATGTTAGGTATGTTAGTACAGTTTGGAAAACATACCGTTGTACGCGGTTTATCTCCAGACCGAAACGTGCCTTACTTGCCTGCACGTAAAATAGGACAAGGCTGTAGATTAAATTACAGGGTATAAACATGTAGCCTAACATGTAGGAACATGTTGTATCAAAACGCAAGGACACAATCGCCTTTATTTGTGGCTAAGTTGTGTAGCAGACGGAAAATATAATAACAACATAGTACGGGCCTGTACACAAGAACTACGTACTAATTACGGGCTGTTGGTTGTAGCATAAAATTCGTATAGAATAGGAATGCGTGTTCGGTTCGATTCCGGAGCAACCTCTAAATTATAAACAATATAATAACATGGGAACATAATTAAAGCATAAAGAAAATGGAAAGGAAATTTAAATCTCACATGGTAGACGTTCGCGGTCTGTCCAGGAAAGAAGCTAAAGAAAAGCGGAAAAGAGCGTATCGGGAATTTATGTTGTATCGTGATCTTAAAGAAGCGTATCATGCCGATACAGGAAAGGATAAATGCAAGTGTAAAGTTCATACATCACGAACATACGTCAAGGAAAATATAAACAGTATTTAAATAGGAGTAGGGTTGTTCCGAACTTCGGAGCGGCCCTATTTTTGTATCCTACTCTTTATATTCATGGGTAGGATATTCTGAGAGTGAACGTCGGACGTGGACAAAATTGGTCTAAAACGAAACAAAAATAAGGCCATTCGGATATAATGCCGGTATTTTGTCTATATCATGTCGTTAAAATTGGTCTAAAACGAAACTTGAGGCGGTTTTCTGACCCAAAATAGGGTGTCGGATGCCGCCTTTTTCGTCTCTATGGATTGAAAATTAGGCTTATTGTATTTTTCTTAAAAATGAGGTATGCTTGATTATCAATTAGTTAGGTTTTATAATCCCCGTATTTTTGGACATACTTATTGTATTTTTTTTATTCTATGTGGTGGTTTTTATTAGTAGCTGATCTTTATTTTCTGTCGGTTGGTATTCGCTCTATGTTGGAGTACGGACCGGATCAGTATAATATTGTAATGGTCTTTTGCTTTTCTTTGTTGGCTTTGATTATAGGTTTAAATATCTATCTTGATAGAAGGAGCAGGCGGTAGGGCGTGGGCTGAAGACTCTCTATTCTCTCTATGGAATGATATTATCTCTAAACACCCCACACTTCATGCCAGAGTATAAGCTTGTAGCGCTCTCCGTATGCCTGTGGCGAGGCTGATAGCGCAGGTTCTATGCGGAAAGCCGGAGGATTAGCGGGAGTTGGAGAGGGGGAGAGGGAGGGCACTCCCTACCAACAAAATTCATCCCTACCAACATCCCTACCAACAAACCTACCAACAAAATTCATCCCTACCAACAAAATTCATCCCTACCAACATCCCTACCAACAAAATTCATCCCTACCAACATCCCTACCAACAAAATTCAATAGATAAGCGTTTTAAAACAGTGTTCTGTAGATCATTTCCACAAAATTCAATATGATAAGGGTTTAAAACAGCATTATATAGGTTCCTTCCAACAGATTAAGGGTTGAGGGCTGCATTATGTGAGTATTTTTTTTTAAGCGGGATGTTTAACAATTAAAATATGGATGGTATGAACGTATATGACTTTGCGCCTGACTTAGATTTGAGTAAGGAGGTAGAAGGTTCTATTTTCGGGGTAAAAGGAATAGAAGGCAGTGATGGGATAGTATATGCTAAGGTAGTTAGCTGTGTAGACGTTAAGGATTACAGTTGTGATAGGTGTATTTTTTATGATTGTTATAAGGATAAATGTTTATTATCTCGTAGTGATAGTTGTATAGATGGAGATTGGATTTGTAGGTACGAACAGGCTGCCATAGAGGGGGAGTAGGCGGCGCCTTGGGCTAAGGCCTGCGGTTGTAGGTGGAACGTAGGTCGGAGCAGAGCCGGAACAGTTTATTGTGGAACTAAAAAAAATAAAAAGGAGGAGATAGCGATATGAAAAAGGCATTTAAGATATTTTCTATTATGTTTGTCATAGAAATAGTGCTGATAGCTATTTTAGATGCTATGGCGTAAGTGAGAAAAATTTCTTCATTAATTTTCTTATGCTTTAGACAGAATGCTCCCATCTGCGAAGATCGGAGCATTTGATTTATGGGATTCATGGTGCAGCAAGTCGGTTCGATTCCGGCGATCTCACACAACATTAAAATAGGGAAGAACATGTTAAAAGAAGAATTTGAAGAACTGATTAAAAGGGAGGTAAACGAAAATCAGTATAAAAACATAGAAACGGCATACGAGGCTTTGCCGGAGTATATGGATAAGATGTATTTAGCAAGTGCTATTTCAAATGATATTGGGAAAGCTATTAATGTCTTATCGTTTTTAGGATCGCATATAAGCGAGTTAATGGGTTCGATAATAATCGAAAGGCAAAAGGTGGAATCATGTGCCTATGATTTAATAAACAAATCGCATGAGGAGGATGACTTGAAAGCAAGAGAGATTGCCGTGCGATTAATAGGAGAGAGGGAAACAGTGGCATACACAGTAAAAGAAGGGCTGCCATTGTGGGAACAAGATAAAAAGTTTATAATAGAATTAATAAAGGAGGATAGAAAATGAAAGACGGTATTGTATTGCATCCAGAGCATGGGTTGAATCCATCCATAGAACTATGCATAGTATGCGGTGAAGAGATGGGGATTGCTTTATTAGGGAATAACATCAAAGGGCAGGCGCCGCATCATATATGCACGGGAGAAATATGTGACAATTGCAAAAAGATAATAGATGACGGAGGTTGTTTTATTATCGAAGTTGAGGATGGATCAGATCAAAAGAATCCGTATCGTACAGGGAGATATTGCGCGATAAAGAAAGAAGCAGCAAAGAAAATACTTGGACAGGAGCATAGTATTGTGTACATGGAAAAGTCTGCGTACAGTCAAATAATACCACAAAAATAAAGAAAGATATGTTTACAAAAGAAGAGCGATTATTCATATGGAAAAAGGTATATGAGATGATTGATAGGTTAGAGGATGGGGAATACATATGTGTTGCGTTAAGAAATGTAGTGTTTATGTATTTCAAAACACATAAAAATATCTATGAGTTTCGTTCAGACGAAATGGTGAGAATATATTTCCCGGAATTGGAGGAGAAGATAAGTATGGCCACAGAACCAGAGGAAACAAGAACGTTTTATGGGTGGTTTGGTTGTCTTAGTCCAGAAACGAAGGAGGTAAGGCTGAATATTGTGAAAGATATTATAAAAGAATTAGAATAGTATTTTTGTTAATCTATTTTATTCATCAAATTAAGTTTTGGGTTTTGGCATGTCGGTTCGTGAGGATAGGCATGCCTATTTCTGCATCATAGAGGGGATGACGCGGCGTGCCGGTGCGTATGTGCCGGTCCTGGTTCGATTCTGGGCATCTCACAAACAATAAAACAAAAAAGTTATGAGAATATATAAGAATGATATTATAAAGGCGTCAGCAATAAGCACCGGAGCCGACAGAGGCGTGTTGCTGTGTTCAATAACAGATTCAGGCTTTACGTCTATAGCGGGCGTAATATCGGCTGTTAAGGATAGGTTACCAAACGAAGATCACAAGAAGATGGTTTTTGAAATCTTGAATGATACGAAAAAAGAGTACGGAAGATATAATAATTGCGGAACAAAAGTATTGTAATAAAGAGTAGAAAACAATATGTTTATGTAATATTAGTTTTTTCATTTTTATTGAAAGGAGCGCCGGCCTGTGAAGGTATGCGCTCTTTGTATTTGTATAATGCATAAAACAATAATAATATGACAGAGAATAGTATAGACGTAAATATCGTACCTGTAAAGAATGGTATGAAACGTGTTGTGGTATCATATTACCATTATTCACGCAAGGAGAAAGATCGCATGAGTTCCCAAACGGATTACGTTTGGGAAACAAAGAATGAAGAAATGTTTAAATACTTTGAGGCCAGGAGGACAAAAGTATTTTATAGTCAGATTCGTGCCATGTGTAGATTCTATGGCAAGAAAAATGTACGTAAATACAAAAAGTTATGATATTAAAAACGACAACCAACGAGTTTTGTTTCATTAACGTAAGTTTCTACGAAACAATAGCAGATCCTTGTCATTTCTTTGAACAGGATTATGAAGAGATGCCAGAATATGAGGAGGAATCGGATTTTGATTTTGATTCTTATTACAATAAGTTTATTCCTTTTGTACAGGAATGGGCGAATGAGGTAAGTGAACGCCTTTACGGATATGGCGTGAATAGTATAAAGGTAACATCGGTCGGATATCCGAAAGAATATAATTATGGTACTGATTGGATGAACGTAGAGGTAGAGTTTTGTGATGAATGGAGGCAAAAGATGTTATCTAACATTAGTAAGATTGTCAATGATGATAAATGCAAGAAGTATGCGGAGACTAATTACCGGTCGGTATCAGGATACATCTTTTTAGGGCCTGAAGATTTAAAGGAATTTGAAAAGGAAATAATAGAAAGAAAGTCGGATTCCGGATATGATGTAACAATATTATTAAATATGTATCTAACTTTGGCTTTTGTAAAAGAATTTGGATTTAAAGCCGGAGAAGCATGGAGTGAAATAACAGAATATGCTTACGGATGTTTATCGTATTCCGATTTTGCAACAACAGAGATGCTTATACCGGAAGGTTCGGAGCATTTATTCAAAGACATTTACACGGCAAAGGCCGACGAATTATATCATCATGTCCTGGATAAATTCGGATGGGCGTGGCGTGATCCGAAATATAAGTCAGAAACAGAATTATGCGCGATGCTAAAGTGGGCAAAAGAAAAAGGCTTGACCATTGAAGAGTTAAGTATTTAATTGTTAAACATAAGGCAGTAGTGGTGCGTGAGTATAGGTGCTGCCGTTAAAATATTTTATAAGATGAAAAAAGAAGAGATTCAAGCTATTTTATACACAATCAAAGAAGGAGACAGTATTAAAATCAAAGTACAAGACAAAAGTGAAGAGATAAGACTGCGGGATCATGTAAGAAGAGTACAGAAATACGGATACAGGTTTTGTTTGTCTCATTTACATGATGGAATTTTCTATCTGGAGAAGTTGAAAGAAGGGGATAAGGATAAATACTATAGAGTAATAAACAGAGGAAATGGAAAGACCGGAGTATAATAAGCTACGCAAAATGGCTAAGACTACTCCAGGTCTGATAGTGGACGAGGTGCAAAACATGATGCGTGTATCGCTATACGATAATGGGGAACTTAAGAAGGTGGTAGTAGTAATGAAATGCGATTCTTTTTTACAGTCAAAAAGTAACATAGAAAAGATAATGTTATTATCATCTTCTATAGAAGATAGAAAAAACAAAGAAAAAAATAAAACAAAATCAGAAAATGAACAGAATAACAAAAATAAGAGAAGAAATAGGAGGAAAACAGGTTGATTTGACCTTTTACGGGCGTTTTTGCGGCCTTATTGAAGGTGATAGAAAGATAATACTAAGGGCAATAAAAAACGGTCGTAAGAAGGGCGTAATTGGGGCCATTCAGCCTGGGAGACATGATAGAATTTGGACCACATGGTCTGTCGCTTTTGATGATCTGAAGGTAGGGGATACGGTAGAGTTCAGTACATCTGGAAAATACAATCCCGGATTTCATGCTACGGAAAAGTATGTAGGGTGTGTAGAATGGATAAAAGGATCGGAATGTGCGATAAAAACCGGTAAGGGAATAGCAGTAGTATTAATTAAACACGTGGAAAGGGTGGTAAAATAATGGATTTAAGGATGTTTATAGACCTATTTCAGGAGATTGAGGTAGAGAACTTGTTTAAAGCGTTAGATTTATGTATGGAATATGTAAGATTAGATTTACATGTGTTTAATGTAGGTGCCTATGTTACGTGCCTGTACAGTAATGATCTTGAATCGCTTTCACAGACAGAAGGTTGTAATGTGAATATGATAATAGAGGTACCACACTTATTCGAAGCATTCATGGAATACGCTTCACCGGAAATGAAGTTGTATTACGAAAAACTAACAGAGACAGTATAATATGAAAGAGGAAGTAGAACGGATAAAGAAGTTGGTTGGCATAGATCATAATAGATGGGAGCAGCCTTGTACATGTGATAAATGCAAGAACATGTGTGAGGTTCCTTGTATTGGTACGCCAAAAGACATAGAAGCTATCATAGATGCCGAATACGCTGACAGGCTAAAAGAAACAATGTGGATGGTAGGGTATCTTGCAGTGAAAGAAAAACCAATAGCGATGATCCAGCCAACAGTGAAAGACGGGTGGTGCGCATTCCGCCAGCCGGACGGTCTCTGCGAGCTGCATGACCGTGGGCTGAAGCCGACCGAAGGAGTTCTGGCTTCCTGTAAGGTGGTTGAAGAAGATAATATTCCAACATACGAAACATCCGTACTTAGAGCAGTAGCTCATGAGTGGGTTAAGGTGGAGAACTTTGGAGATATAATGAGGGTCGTTTTTAAATTTTTGCATGAAAATGAACGTAGAAAATAAATTAGATAAAGTGGTTAAGATCCTAAAAGAAAAAGGATTTGTGGTATATAGAAAGGGAGGAAAGGAGCCGGGTGTATTTTACGCCAAAGAAGGTGACAGCCGGATAGGATTCGTTTATCCCAACAACGGATATATATACGACAGGATAAAAATGTGGTCTTTTTCAAGGGTGTATAAACCGCATAAGAAAACCGGGTCTTCGTGCTTAATGTGTGTCAGCGACGAATTTACTATAGAGAATGCGATTAAGAGCATAGAGGATAGACTGTGGGTAAATTATATAAAAGACGGTAACAGAAAACGACCAGAAGAATATAAAAACATAAGAGAATTTGTTGGTAGCTTCACTAAATTCTACAACTCTGTAGAATTAGTTGAGGTTAAGTAGTTTTCCATGTAAGTTAGTTGCCGGCACTGGTCTGTGAAGATAGGTGTCGTTTTTTTAAGAAAGGAGGATAAAGATGGAGAAAAGAGACAAGGAAATGCCTTACGAGGTAATCATACAGGAGAGAAACAAAGTGGATTTATACGGTAACGTAGTATATTATATCTATTGGTTTGATAAATATGGGAACGATATTACAAACGAATGGAAATTCTGGAGCAAGGGTCCGAAAAAGGAATACGATAGAGTTAATCGTTATCTAACGGATAGTTGGTTGAAGGAATACTGTGGGAATAACAATTTAAAGATAAGTAGAATAAAGGAGAGAATACCGGTAAGGGGATATAGGAAGCTTGCTGGAATATGGAATTGTGAAACATGTAACGGAAAGGGATGGTATAGGCTTTTTAATTATTTCAAATACAAGCCGACCCTATGTTATTTTAAAAAAGCGGGACATGATGAAAATGGGAACACAAGATACGAAATATCATTATTTAATGCCACTATGAATGTGACAAGGTATTTTAATCTGTGGAGAATGAAGCCAGGAAAGCATGCTATGATAACAAACGAGTGTGGCGCCTTGGATATTATAAAAGAAAAATTTGACAACATAAATATAGTGGAATATGGATCTAAATAAATTGTATAAAGAAATAGAAGAAGCAGAGGTCAGTCTGAATGCAAAAAGATTAAAGTACATCAAAGAAGCATTAGCAGAAAACAATGGAATTATAAAGCTAAAATTCAAAGAGTTTAAAGAAACTAATGATGCGTTTGACTTTGATGATCAGTTTCCGGTGATAATAGAAATTAATGGGATTCCTATGTTTTTAACGGAGGTGTATGTCAAAAAAAACGATTTTCGTATAGTTCTGCTGGATTATGATGATATGACTTTAGGTGATTATGATAATACAGGGGAAAATGAACAGGTTGCTTATTTTATTAACTATTGTTTAAATCAAGACAAAGATGGGAAAGAGTAGAAAAGATTATGAGAAGTTTCTTAACTCAATATCTCCAGATAGAGACGATGAGGCATGGATCATTGGAGGAAAAAACAGGTATTGTGGTAGAGAGAATTATGGTACTATGATCAAAAGGTATGATCCTATTGGTTTTAATGTAGGGTACAGGGAGTGGGTGAAACAGCCAGAGTAAGACGGCGCCCGCCCTGCCATGAGGTCGGCCTGGCTGTCTGTGGCCAGGGCCGTATATTAGTCAGATAGTGAACGACGAAAACAATACAAATATTTGTTAAGGTAATTATATACCTAAGATAAATGAGACCCGTAGAAAATTATATATTCAATCTTGGAAAGAACAGTTAATACGATCTGGGATGAGGCAGAAAAGGAAAGACGTGTTTGAATCACCAGATGGGCTGTATATTGAGATGGTATATGAGAACAAAGCGTTTGTGCCATATAGACCTATAAAAGAAACCCAGGATTTACCTATAGATGCAAAGTACATACCGCTTCTTACAAGGATATTTGGAGAGAACATACTTGCGGAGATAGGAGGAGGTAAGATATTTATAACTACCGGGAAATACGCTGTAAATTTTTGGTGCTGGGGAAAATAAAATTATGTATATAGTTATATTGCTGAATTTTAATCTATAAATAAAACAATATGGAAAGAAAAGTATCAGTTTACCCGTTCCCCTTTGGAACAAGGGTATTTATGCACAGAAACGGAGTGATTCGTGAAGCAGAATATCGCGGCATGAGAATAAAAGATACCGGTATTTGTGGAAACAACGTGGATACCGAACATATCTTTTGGTTTGGCAGCAAATTGGGAGAGGAAAAATTTAAGGTAAGTATGCCCATATACAAAACCGCTGAAGATGCAGCACAAGAAACCAATCCTGTACAATATGAGGTGTTGAATATAGAGTCTTTTTCTTTAAAATACTTACCGTATCTTGTCTGGGATGGCATACAGTTCTGTGGTTGGCTATGGGATGGTTCAAGACCGGTAAAGAGAGCAACACGGGAACCTTTAAGGGTTTGCAAAATTTATGGAGGTAAAGTTACCTTCGTTGATTATAGTGGAAACGAGTATTATGCCGAACACTTTCGGCGATTCTATCAAACCGCAAAACAATGTCGGGAGGCAAACAAACCAAAAATTGTCATGCTGGATGAAGAAGGGGATGATTTTGCAAAACAGAAGCATGATGAGTTTTATGCTTACGTCAAACATTATTGTCCCGGCTTTGAGGATAAAATCGAGTGGGAATATTTCCAAGCATATAAAACTATGCCGTGGAATCTGTCTCAACAAGTAAAGTTTTGGAGTAATTATGGAATTGCCTTTAAATAGTTAGTATATGACATTTAAAGAATTTATGCAAGAGAACGGCTATGACCTGATAACTACCTTTTGGGAAGATTTCAGCATAGCCGACAAGTATGGTATAGCAGGTGTCAAAGATACCTACAAACGTGCGTTCAGCGAATGGAAAGACGATTATAAGTTCTTTACAGAATTGACGCTGGTATTGAATCATAAAATCTGGCAACATTATAAAAGCAATCGTGAACTGGCTGCATTGTATGACCGGTTGTGGCGGGAAGCTGACGAGTATGCCATGAACAACTTTAAGGGAGAAGAACTTGATTATTATTACAGAGTAACAGATTAGAAAGTGATTATGAAAAATACGATAGTAACAGGCAGCCTAATTGTATTCAGTGACGGATTTGTTTGGAAAAGATTGTCCAACGAAAAAGCCTACAAGATATGGGTGTCGGCAGAAAATGAAGATTTTGAGTTATACAAGGTGAGAGTAGATGATGAGTCCGAGTCATTGATAGAAAGTTTGGAAGATTTACAGGATGCCTTTAAACAAGGTCATCATGTATGTATAGAAGTAGGTAAGCTACCATATAGCATAGGTTTAAATTACTTACGAAATCTGCAAGAGTTATCGGTGGAAGCTGTGGAGTATCTAACAGGACCAAAAGAATATAGCAGGGAACAGGCATTTAACATCATTCGAGAGTGGGCTAAAGAGTTTACAGAGAAATATGGGAATTATGATTTCGATGGATCATACTATGATGAAATAGATGAATTTATTGATAAAAAGTTAGGAACTATTTAAAATATAAAGACATGGAAGACGATCTTATTACAACAAAAGAAGTAGGCGATTATCGCATTAAAGTGTATTATTGTCATGATTCAGAATGCCCTATAACTAATTGGGGTTTGTTTGGGTCATTCTTTTTTGAATACTCTGATACGCATCGATTGCATGATGAATGCAATTGGAAAACTTTCTTCTACGATAACAAGCATGATCTTAGAGATGTTATTGATGCTATTGTAATGAAGCATATAAAACAGAAAGACATTGTAAAATATTTAAAGAAAGGGGAAGCGAATGAGATCTCATTTACATACAACAGAGGTGACAATGTATGGGAGTTGAAGCATAAGACAAGTCCATATATAGGTCAAGAGTTTTTTCCAAGTGATTTGACGGACTTTGATTACAGAGGAGAATTAATAGAGGATCTGGATGACGAAGATTTGTTAGATATCATATCCAAATACGGAAAAGATGTGGTGGCTATAGAGTGGTCAACAAGGGGTTATAGTCAAGGTGATTATATAAAAGGGATAGCATACGCTACAAAAGAAAAATATGATAATGAAGTCTGCGACAAAGAAGGAGATTGGAAAGAAGATTGTGCCAAGATTATAGATGATGAAGTAAAGTCCATAGGTATGTGGATGTGGGGAGATGTAAAAGGGTACGTTCTTGAAAAGAAGGTAGCATTTACCAAGAAATACAAAGACGAATCAAGGGAGGATGAAGATTGTGAAGAATGGGAAGAGGTTGATTCTTGCTGGGGATGTTACGAGGAGACAGATGAATTGATAAAGGAAGTCATGATAGAGAATGGCTTAGAAGAATAGGTTATAATGGCTGATAGTGACGGACGCCACAGGAGACAGGTGGGTAAAGTGCGAAGAGCTCCGGTTCAGGGGAGACGGGGCCTGCTTTGCGTGGCGTAAGGCTACAGTAGATGAAATTGTTGAACATTTTAAAAAACAGATAATTATGGGATATATATGTACAAGATGTGGTGGAACAAATGTTGCCTGTGAAGCTATAGTAAATCCGAATACCGGAAAAATAATAGATTATTTTGATGGAGCTTTCATGCATGCTATTTGCAGTGATTGTGAAAACGAGGTAGTGATATCTAATGTTGAAGGAGTCAAATATGAAATTGATTTAAGATTCCTTGAATTTGTAGAAAGAACAGGTAAGGAGCCTGAATACGTAGAATGTCAGATTGTGTGGAAAGAAACAGGAGACGATAAAAGAGTGACAATCAAACTATCGCTGAGTATCAACGATGATGATAATGATAATGTTTTTTATTATTGTAATGGGATAGAATCGTTTCAGCAGCTTGCTGAATACGGAATGAGGGAATTTATTGTGACATATTGTTGGAGTTTCTTTTAAATAACATGCCTTATGAAAACACAAGAAGAATATGCCCGTGAGATTGACGAGATCGTTCTAAGGGATGTAGAAAGTTGCCAAAGTGATTGGTTTAATATTGATAAAGAGATATTTATGCGGCCAGAGAATAAGAACAAGACATTCATCTTAGGGACCCGTAAGACCGGATGTGATTTAATAATACTGGGTGGCACTAATTGTGATGAAGGTAGTATGGATTGGCTTTTTGGGAGTCTTGGCAATGAAAATTTCTATATATGTCAGCCGTTATCTTTCTATAAATCACAGCGAGAAATTAAGAAAGTGAATCCGCTGTACGCTTTTAAGTTAGCTACTGCTTATTTCAGGGGACAGGGCATGGTCCCTGTATTTGAAGATAATAATTGTAAACTAATGAAGCTATGAGTATAAAGGTAACAAGATACAGGCTTCCAGTTTATTGGGCTCGTGCTCTGATAAATGGTGATTATACAGGTTTGTCAGATAATGAAGAACGAGAAATAAGGAATTTCTTGGAACGAGTAAAAGAAGATCCCGTAGATGTAGACTGGAAAACAGAAGGTTTTTATTGGTACAATAACGCTAATAATACACCGGGAGAATGTGCAGATTTTATTTTTTACAAGCGTAATGATTAAACTAAAATAATATGGAAACTGCAAACAAACTAATTTATTCAAGTACAAAATTCTTTATAGAAAACAAAGAAGAATACAGAATAACAGTCACAATATTTTTAGATGATGATTGTCATAACAATATGTGTGACTGGAGCGTAACGGATGATATTAGACAGAAAGATCAACAAGGAACGTATGTAGAGTATATGGGAGGTTGCTGCCACGGTGAGGTTGCAAAACATTTTCCGGAATTGGCGAAATTTATACCATTGCATTGCAGTAATCATTATGGTGCTCCTATGTATCCGGTTAGAAATGGAATATATCATATTAGAAAAAGTGGTATATCTGTGGCAATGAAGTATCTGCGTATATCAGAACAAGAATGCGTAAAATTATATATAGCTCCTGAGGATGAGCTGTATTTCAAATATATGCTTTTCAATCTGGGGATTGTGGATAGATGGAAACGTGAATCAGACGAGCTTCTTGTTGAACTTGAAGACCTGTGTGGCAAGAAATGGGTAAATCCGCATACGCCGGAAAAGGAAAGGCTTACTTTGACATTAACGGACGAGGAACGATCTCTTATTGAAGAGCGCGTTAAAGCCAGGTATTATTCCGCAGAAAATATCGAAAAACGTAGGGAAGAGGATCATAAGGCAGAGATGTTGAAAAAGCGTGCTGAAATTTGTGAGCGATACGATAAGAGAATCAGACAAGCAGAAGCAGAAAAAAAAGATAATGCTCTGTGTGTTTGATTATGGGTTGTCTACTGATAATGCTATATATTACCCTCACTTAAATACTTTATCTTTCAACTGGAACAGTTATGGGGGAACATTATTACAACAAGTTTGTCCATGAGTTTAACGGGAATATCCTGAAGATGATTGGTTACTTCAGAGGTTCCGAAAAAGAAGGGCAAGTGTTCTGCGATATGATAACCGAATGTATTGAAAAATATGAACAAAGAGGATTATATAGTAGAGGTAAGTTAAACAATTAAAAAGATATTTATATGAACAATTCAATAGTCGCTCACTTGTGGGCTCATGAACAAGAAGAATCAGCATCAGGGAGCAATTTCTTCTTTGTAGGTACAAGTATTTATTCTTATGGGCATCACTTTGAAGTCGGGAGAATAGTAAAAAACAAACAAGGGAAGAAAGCATACCTGATAAATGAAGATTATTATTCTGCTACCACGAGCAAACATCAATGCTATGTTCGTAATGCGATACCAACTTGGGCAATGGTTTTCAGTGTAGGGGATAATATATCGGATACTGGTAATATGAGGTTTGTTGCCAGCAAACTGGAATCAATTAAGAAGTCTATTGAAAAATACAAAAGAGCTAAAACAGAATTATCTTATACAGATATTTGGGGCGCTTTTGGGAATATGATGGATTACATTCAGTTCTTTAACATGGGGACTGCTAAGAGTATCCTTAAAAAGAGTGCTAATGATTGGCTTGGAACCAATCATGAATTATCCAAGAGCGGAGATAGTATCAAGCGTAAGCACGTACATGAATTAAAACGCATCTTTCAAATTTTATTGGATCATCAAGGATTAAAAGTGTTAGGGACCGTAAATGTGATTGTTGATGAAGTTTGCGGGGAAGGTACATGGATTAAGTATTCAGAAAGATCTGAAAGATGGAGAAAGGGTGAGGAAGAAAGAGAAAGAATAAAATTAGAGAGATTAAGAAAGGAAGAAGAAGCCCGTTACAAGGATTTTGATGAAAAACTGGAAGAGTGGAAGTCAGGAGAAATCAATTTCTTGAATACACCTTTCTATATTCCTGGTGAAAAACCTAACGCCTGGATTCGTATAAAAGGAAATATTATTGAGACAAGTAAACAGATAAAGATTGGAATAGCAGAAGCCAGAAAACTGTGGAGGGCTGTGTCGGCAATGCACCGGGGCGCCGAGTTTCGGCACGGTCTGGTGGAGGACATCACCGGTCACCAGTGGAGTCTAAATCGGTACGAAAACGATTTGCTAACCGCTGGATGTCATAGGATAGCATATAACGAAATGGAGAGAATAGCAAAACAACTGGGATGGGTTTAAGTAACCCATCTTGTTTTATTGATTACATAATTAAAAATAAAAAGATATGGAAAATCCAATTATTGTTCCGTTTGATTTAGAAACGGCGAAAAAAATAAACATAGGGGAAATAGTAGGTCGTATTGTGACAGAGAAAGGACAAAATAGAGCAGAAATCGTATATGAAGACAATTCGTCAAATTGTCCGTTATTGGTTGTAATTCATTCGATTTCTGTATCGGCAGACTGGTTTTCTGCTACAGGAAAAGCACTTAGCAGCGAAAATCGCCTCCTTCTTGAAGTTCCAGAATATATTACATTTAAAGATGGAGAGGTGTTAAGTAATAAAGATGGTAGCTATATCTTTATTTTAAATACACATGGGAAATATTTAACGTCTTTTTATGCCTCTTTAAATCAAAAAGGTATTCTTAAAATAAAAGATGGTTTATCTGCTTGGGAAAATCAGATAGAAAAATACAGATTTGCCACTGAGTCCGAAAGACAAAAGTTGGTTGACGCATTAAAGGCAAGCAAAGAACCTAAAGCTAAAGAGTATCTGAAACGCTTCTTCGGGATTAAAGAAGAGCCGAAATATGAGTTTAAGCCGTTTGATAAAGTGCTGGTAAGAAAAGAAGGAAATAAAAAATGGAATATCAGTTTGTTTGCAAGGGAAATTGTGGACGATTATAATAGATTGCCTTATAAGTACGAATGTTCTAATGGAACATTATGGGATTATTGTATTCATTTTGAGGGTAACGAGCATCTTTTAGGAACTGATGAGGCGCTTTAATGTACGCAAATTGGAGTTGCAAGAATATCTGTCCCCAGATATTTTGAAAATGGAACATATATGAAAATAGAATACATACAAAAATGTAAATGCGGTGCAGTCACTATCAGATTTGATAATAGTGCTTCGAATAGCATGTTTTGGGAAACATTTGAAAAATTGGATTTGGATACTGGTGATGCCACATGACTTCACCAGTCCTACTGCTGCGACCACTGTGTCAACCATTGGGGAATAGGCTTATGCGGGTGTGGATCAGGACAGAAGGTAGGAAAATGTGAATGTGGATCCCAAAAGGCACATGATATATTAGGGGTTAAATATGATTCGTTTGGAGCAATATTAAAAAACTTTGGATAATGGATATAGTAAGTAAATACACCGCCTTGTTAGGACAACAGAAGCTAAAAGAATCATTTGTGAAAGATTTGGAGCTTGTATTATCAAGAAAAAATCCTAATATAGAAAAAGGGAAACTTAATTTCATTCGTTATTCAGAAATGAAAAATTGGAGTGTAAGAGAGTTGTTTGGTGAAGACTTGGAACAAGCTGATAGGGATTTAATAAACAAGGTGTATCATATGCTATTTGATATAGGTTCGGATTTTGAATCGGTTATAAGAATGCTATATAGCTTTCGTAACGGACCTAAATCGGGGATAAAAGTGGCGGATCCAGAGGATAATTACGAATGGACTAACAAGGACGGAAATGAAAAATATTCTACTAAAAATCTCCCAAAAGCGCATTTTAGATGGGATTGGAGAAGATATACCTTATCAAAAGAATCCGTTGATAAAATAACGGAGTTTGTAGACACCATATTAGAATCATAGAGAAATTATGAACGAAGTAATTTTAAGCAACATGTTAGGATGTCAGACATATTGTATATCAGACAGTCCTTCGAATAGATACTGTCTTATTGGACCTATTGAGTGCAATGAGAAGTTAATAGAAGTGTTTAAGAAGGGGATAACAGTAAAACTCAAATACGTGGAAAAACGGGTCCTGGATGCATTTACGGACAACGGAATCGACCTGAGTAATTACACTCATTGTATTATTGTGAAGCGGAATTTTTATCTCGCTTGGTAACGGCAAAACATAAACAATATGAATAATTTTGTAATAGATACTCCAGATAATTTCTGGCAAATAAGATGGCTTGACAAGTATATGGAAGGCCACAAAGGATTCATAGCTGGTGGATGTTTTAAAAATATCCTTTCCGGAGAAAGAGTAAAAGACATTGATATTTTCTTTGAAAGTGAAAGCGATTTTCAGGAGGCTATTGATTCGTTCAATGATGAAAAACATCAGAAAGAAGGATGGAAATTTAAGTACAGAAATGAGAAGGCATGTGCGTTCCAGAAAGAGGGAGAAAAGGTATGGATAGAGTTCATAGAGTCAGAGTTTGGAAAGCCGAAAGAGATTCTTAGGAGCTTCGATTTTACTGTGACAAAAATGGCTTACTATAAGGAGCCCAAATACGAAGAAAAAGAAGATGATTATTTTCCATTCTCATCTGCAAGTATAGTAGCATACGAGTACAAACTACTCTATCATGAGAAATTCTTCGAACATCTTCATATGAAGAGGCTGGTCATTGACGAAAATATTCCTTTTCCAGTAAGTACATGGGAGCGCTCATATCGGTATAAAGGATATGGTTACAATATGTGCCGGGAGACAAAGAAAAAACTTCTACAGGCTATTAAAGGGGTAAACGTAGAGGAGGAAGATGTATCTTTGTACACTACTGGAGGATGGGATTAACTTATAAAACATAGATATATGAATACATCATTTGAGAAATCTAAAAACAGTACAGATGAATGGTACACACCTAAAGAAATTATAGACGCTTTAGGGGAATTTGATTTAGATCCATGTGCGCCTATGCGTCCGTTATGGAGGACAGCCAGGGTTATGTATAACAAAGAGCAAGATGGATTAAAACAAAAATGGGAAGGAAGGGTATGGTTAAACCCACCTTATTCAAGACCGACTATAGAGCATTTTATTACTCGTATGGTAGAGCACAATAATGGAATAGCTCTTCTTTTTAATCGTCTTGACAATAAGATGTTTCAGGATATTGTATTCCCGAAAGCAAAAGGTATATTGTTCATGAAAGGAAGGATAAAATTTCACAGAGAAGATGGAACAATAGGTGAAAGTCCAGGATGTGGGTCTATTCTGGTTGCATTCGGCGAAGAGAATGCGGAAACATTAAGATCTTCTAATATTGAAGGAAGATATATACAGGTCAATCAAGAACCGTGTAACACCCATGTAGATTGGGAACAACGTAGATACGAGATAGCAAAAACCATACTTCCGATCACATCCGTATCAGGACGTGGACCTCACGGTGAATTAATATTGGAAGCGTGTGATAAGGCGGCTGAATTAGCTGTAATATATGCGGATGCTTTAATTAAAGAACTGAAATGAAATCAACAGTATATGCTCATCTTGAGAATGATTATAGATTTTATAGACTTCCTCTATTTAAAGCTACGGCTGTAAAATACGGATGGAATAATCCTATAGGGGAAGATAGTGGGAGAGAGAAAAAAAATATAATTCACAGTATTAAGTAGATATATTATGAGCGCAAGTAAAGAATACAAGGCGGTAAGGAACTGCATATTAAATGAACTTCACCTTACCAAAGAAGATATAATCAAAAACATAGAGCCATTATTGGAAAAACTCGTAAAACAGTGTATGCTTAATACATACGGAGGAAACAATAAGATAGAGCATTGGATTAGATGTATGGTGAATGACGAACTTAAACAAAAAGAAGGCTATGGTTTTGTAGGTAAAATATGTAAGGAGGTTATAAAAGATCATGTGTTGAATGAGTTGAACATAATTGTAAGTCCCAAAAATGAAAGATGTGTATGTGAAAATAGAGTACCATCAAGAAAAGATGGTTTGTATCTAATCTACGGAAACGGACACGCTGAGCCGTTTACTGGAGAGAATATTAAAGAGAATGTGCGTTATATCGGATTAAAACACAAAGACGTATCGTTTGCTATCTCGCTGGAGGAGCATGATAGTGTACGGTTGCTTGACAATGATAGCCGTAAAGAATCCGGAAGTGAGACATATTACGAACGTGAATGTGATGCGCTGTTTGATATTGACGGACGCGGCAATACGGAACGCCTTGTAGCCAGAAATCCAAAATTGAGAAATCTGCTGGAAGATGACGAGTATATACCATCTCTTGGTCAATTAAATTTAATGGCCCATCATATGGACGAACTAAACAAAGCATTCGCTTATGTTTCGGCATCTCCCCTCTCCTCGGCGCGGTATTGGTCCAGTACCGAGTACAGCAAGGTCAGCGCATGGTTCGTGAGCTTCTCCATTGGCGGCACGCACAGCAACATTGAGTACAATAGTTACAGGGTTCGGGCGGTAATTGATTTTTAAAAAGGATTACATATGATAACATCGGTAAAAATAAAAGACAATACAAAAACTCCATTTGAATACGTTTCTAATATAGAAGCATTTGAAAATGGCAGAGAATTTATTTTCAAGCCAGGAGTGATAGAATAAAAAACAGCATAGAGCCAGAGTTATGGATATCACTTGATGTTATTACAAATTACTTACCTGATATAAAACAAAATCACTTATAACAATGAGCTATTTTATATTAATGGGAAGAAGAATCCCCAAGCAAGCCATAACAGGCTTCAGATTCCAAAATGAAACAGACAACATTCGTCCTTTCCTGTCAATCAGGATAAGAGGGAAGGAGGAAATTATACCCCTTAAAGATAAAAGGGAAATACTGTCCGTGAAAGCGCATCTGTGTTCTATCTTTTCGGGGTTTGTAAAAATAGGTGACTGGTATCTCAAGATGTCGGAAGTTAAGGAGTATAAGCCGGTGACTGCCGAAGACATGAACCCCTACATCTTGTTTAAGACATCTAAGTTTGGAAATATAAAAGTTCGTTTCCCGAAAGATGAAGATATGAATGCGGAATTGTTGGTGTTAGATCAGCTTTTTGATGTAGAATAAACTATTAATCATCTTTTAAAAATCATGACCTGGAAAGAATTGAAAGACAAAATATCCCTTATGACGGAAGAAGAGCAACGACAAGAAGTTGCAGTATGGGGAGAAAATATGAATCTAATGAAAGATTGTTCCTTGGAGAAAACAGACGAGGATATGTACTACAACTCTGAATGGGATTATACTTGTGAAGAGAGTGAATTGGAACCGGAAGACAAGAATGACCCTGATGCACATAAGGTATATGAAGCAGGAATGTATTATATTTATTCGAATTGATTTTAAAAAGATCTGATTATGGCAGCATTAACAACACTAAATATAACGGAAAAGAACGCTAATAACAGTTTGTCTGTAACTGCTAAAGTGAATGTCACCAAAGAAGGAGTGTTTACCACTACCTTGTCAAAAGAAGATGTGGACAAGATTCATTCTTATGGGATCAAATTACCTACAAACAGATTAGGCAACGAAGGATATTTCAATAGTATAGCACTTTCTGATTTGGAAAGTCAAATCAGGGAAGTTCTGAAGAGATGTTTGAGTTATAAAATAGTAGAAGAAGTGCCTGTTATTAAGTATCAACTGGAAACGAATTGCGTGTTTTCCTATGACAAAAACGGAAATATTGTCCCTAACCCCTCTAAGGAATGGACAGGAGGCGATGAAAATGGAAAATGGAGAGATGGAACTTCCCGTTTAGATGCCTTAAACACCCAACCTTTCGGTTTTAGTGTTTATGCAAAACCATTTCTAAAAAGAGTAATTGAATATGGAAATGGAGAGACAAAAGTAGAATACGGCAGGTTAAATACAGAAAAAGGAACTTATGCGCACTGGCTGAATTGTGTAACGAGCATATCATACAATAGACATAAACAGGTAATGGAAGTGAAGTGTAACGAATGTACCTCGAAATTATTCGTTGATATGATCAAGTCCATTTGTAATATAAGCGAACAAGTTAAGAGTTTTATCAATCCAGAACAAATAAAAGCAATTGCGGAGTCAAATGAACCGATTTTGCTTTTATCTAACAACTAAAAAATCATGAGGTATGTATGTGTTTTTATCTGCTTTCTGTTATGGCTTATTTTTACGTTGTTATTATCATTCACTGTCATAGGATTGGTTATAAGCGTGAGTGATGAATGGCAGGAAATGGGTGATAAAATAATAGATAAACTTTAAAAATAATTGAGCATGAGTAAATATACAGCAAAACAAATTGCCGAGTCCGATGATCTGTTTGATAAGCAAATACATAAAGTCAGAAAGTTTTATTTGAGTCGTAATCCTGATAAAATAATGAGCTTAAAGCTAAAGCCGAAGCAACAGATGAGCAGATAAAGAAACAAGCCGAAGAAATGGCTAAGCCTGAAATTGTCACATTGAAAGTGTGCTTTGATACATACGGATTATTATACAGGCCAAATACTTGTGTTGATGTTGAAATACCATTCTATGATGATGAAAAAATCAGAGATATGCTTAACAAAGCAAGTGCTGATATAATGAAATGGTGCGATAAAAATATGATAAAATACAACAAAGAACTTAAAGAATCCAGATCTACAAAAAACATTGCGAAGGACTAAGAAAGCATATCGCAAATCTCGAAAGGCGCCTCTTAAAGCATGCATTGGCAAACGTTATTTTATCTATTATATCAGTTGCGGCTATAATTGCTCTTTTCACATTAATTCAAAACTAAAAAGATATGAAACAAGATATAGAAGTGGCGTCAAGAATTGAACGTGAGAAAGTTACGCAAGAACTTCATGAATTTGCTGTTCCTCTTTTTAAAGCTGGTGCGGAGTGGCGCATCAACTCTGTGTGGCATTCTATAACAGTAATTCCAAATTGCCACCGTTTTATTGTGTTTCTCCCTAAGAAATCAACAATAGGATCAAAGAATCCAATTATGGGTATATTGGAAGAGAACAGAACTTTTATATCCAGCCGTCCAGGATGTATTTTATGCAGATTAGATGAAATGGAATCATGGGCTTATTTGGATGATCTATTACCTTAGGTAATTATATACTCAATTTTAAAAGTTAGAATTATGAAAAAAGATTTAACAGACAAAGAAAAAGAGGAAAGAATGAATTACCTTACCATTCATAAATGTAAAAACGAGGATGAACGTAAAGAGTTAAAAGAATTATGTGATTGGTATTTTAAGGATACTCCTACATTAACTATGTCTTTTTCTTTAACAGAAGAAGATTTTCGGGTAACAATGGAAAGGGACGTGGAGTTGTCGGAGGTAGCCAGAGCGGTAAAGAATCAACACCATAAGAAGAAAATTTGAAAGGTTATAACCGACAGAGAACTTCTTGAAGAAAACAATAAGATGTTAAAGGAAATTCTAAGTTTTGTGAGAAAAGTTGATTCTGCTGAATACAGGGATCATCAAGACTTTATGGAATTTCTTAGAAATGTGGCAGCCGATATATGGGTAGAATATACGGAGCCTGAACAAAGAGGTAGATTGTTTAATTTAATAAATAAAAAGAAATGAAAACAGTTTTTGATTTAAGCAGAGATGAGATTGTGGCATTGACAGACGAAGACATAAGTCTGTATATAGACAAAGAGCTTGCTAATAAAGGTATTCCAATTGAAGCTAAAAACTGGAATATAAAGAACAAAAAAGAAGTCGTGTATCCAAGAACTGGAGTTCCGGTATTTATGTTAAAAGATATCGGCATCGGTTTTAGAACCATAGAAGGTGCAACTGAGGTGGCTAATTTGCTTGTCAAGTATAATGCATTTAAAACAGAATCGAGATATCTGGCAGGATCGTATGAACAGTTTCGGATCATGAAGGAGAGTGTTTGCCCGGCTGTTAAAGGAGAAACAGGATATAGCGAGGAAGAGTTTGATAAGATAGATGAGAAAAATAAAAACCCTGAATTGACAGGTATAAATACCTTCAATGACACCGTGAAAAAAGCCAATGAAATCAAAGATAGGGTATTGAAATACGTGTACAATATAAAACAAGAGCGTTCATATAACAATGACATGGTTGGCATCTTTGAGAGGTATAAGGATATAGCAGATGGCGACATGGAGGTGGCTATGAATTTTATCAAGGAGGCCTATCCATTCAATGAAGAAACAGAGGTGTTTATCAGAAAAAAGTTCGACATGTTTATACCAGTTCCTATACCTGACGAATTAAAATAGCAGCAATTAAGCTAAATTAAATCATTTTGAATCTTTTTTATTATCGAAAGACATATCTTTGTCCAAAAAAACAAACATAATGGAAGAAAAAGAGATAAAAGAAGCTATGATTGAAGCCCTGACGCACTTAGAGGGGTGTAAGTATTTCGTGGCTACGATAGTAAATGAAGAGGAAAGAAGATTTGATATGAGCCAACGAATGTCACAGCATCAATTGGCGTTAGTTATAAAAGGTATCTTATCTAATAATGAGATGATGATGATGGACGTTTTGCAGTGGTGTTCTGAAAGATTTAAAAACAGTATAGAGAAAGGAAAGAAATCAACTAATTAAATATTAATACAATGAATCGCTGGTTTGAAATTACGGTAAAAGCCGAGATTGATAATATCGAGAACGGCAAAAAAAAGAAAGTAACTGAAAAGTATTTGGTGGATGCCTTGTCTTATACAGAGGCAGAATCAAGATCGTTGGAAATCTTTAAAGATTTGTACAATTCTTTCGAGGTTGTAAAAATTAACCCTATTAAAGTGTCGGAAATCTTCTTCAACGGAGAAGCTGAGTACTGGTATAAGTGTAAGGTAAATTACATTACACTGAATGAAAAGAAAGGTAAAGAAAAGAAAACGCCATGCTATATGTATGTCCAGGCCGGCAATCCGAAAGATGCTGAGGCTGTGTTAACTAAGGGGATGCAAGGTACGTTGGGCGACTGGAATTGCGAGTCTATTGCAGAAACGAAAATCATTGAAGTATTTAAATACGATCTGCAAAAAGGTGTAGAAAAATTGGGAGAAAAGAAAACTGATGAGTGATGTTGTTTCCCGTGTAGCACTTGCGACGGCAATTGTATTATTGGTAGTAGCAGGTGCTACTTTGTTGATAGTGATTAAGACCGAAGAAGTACCGAGATGGTTAATGAACTTACCATATACGTTATCTTTAACGGCAGTATCCTTTTCAATTATATCACTTGTATTGAAATATAAAGAGTGGAAAAGAAATTGTACGTCTGCGAAAGATGCGGACGAAAAGTGATGATAAGAAGTCATGGCTTATGCCAGGCTTGCAGGAGCAAAGAGTTGACTCCGAAGAAAAAAGACAGAATTACATCCATTAAAAGCAGCAGCAAGAAGAAAAAGTTAGAGAACCCGGATTTATCCGGGTTTTTTCGTCTTATGCTGGAAGAGTTAAATAATAGTCGGATGTCTATGACCGGTAAGGCTATTCATTTTCCTACAGTATGTAACGTCTGTCACATACTTCCGAAAAGGATATATAAGTCGGTTGCTACTTGCAGGGATAATATAGTTTTCCTTCATGAATCGGAGCATACGGTATTCGACATGTATCTTGACCGGATGGAATTTGATAAACTTGAAACAGAATTTCCTTTTGTGTGGAAGTATGCGGTAAAGAAGGTACTGGATATGGAAAGCAGAGGAATGATCAAGGAAAGAGGTAGGTTGATTATTGAAATAATTGATAGGTATGATAGAAGAAAAGATTAAAATATTAACAGATTTAGGGTTTGTACCTATGGTGGAAGGAGAAGGAAATACGTTGTTTAGAATGAACGATGTTGTGATGTCGGTGTCAGATCCTAACCAAACACCAGAGCAGTTGAAGAAGGAGGTTATGTCTTTAATAAAGAACAGAGACATAGCAGAAAGAGGCGAACAGGTTCCAGTAGTTGAAGAGCCGGCGCCTGAGACAGAGCAGGCCCAGAAGGAGGAACCGGAAGCTCCGGCGGAGGAAGCCGCTCCTAACCCTGGAGAAGAAGATTTGAATCCGTTTACAGAAAATCAGGAAACGTTAGAGCCATTTTATATCTGTGATGAATTGAAGAAGATTGAGACTCCCAAATTCGTAAGATTGACATTAGACGATAATCGTTTTTATGTAAGAAAGATGGATGATGGGACGGCTAAGATATATGCTTCGGTAACAACTTTAATCAAAGATGGGTATGTAGATGATAAGACAGCACTTCAGGAATGGAAGCAAGAGATAAAGATGCTTGGTCGCAATCCAGAAGAGGTGGCGCAGTATGAAGCCGATAAGGGAACGATCATGCACTACTTATACGGATTGTACCTAACAGGTAGAGATATGGTCTTAAATCGAAGCTTTGTAGTTAAGACAGTGCAAGAAGGCAAGCTGAAGATATCTAAGAAAAATTTTGATCGGTTCTTTAATAGCATAGATGATCTTGACGATATGATTGTCAGGGTCATGAAGTTTGCCAAATTCTGTTCTGATTACAAGGTGAAACCGATGATGATAGAAAGAATCCTTTCTTTAGAGGATTACCTTGTAGCAACACCTATTGATGCGATGGTTAAAATGACATTCAAATACAAAGAAGAAGGTTATTTTGGAGCCGTGTATCAAAGAGCTACCGGACAGTTCAAAAAAGGTGATCCGAAGAAGGAAGTAAGAGAAGTGGAAAAAGAAGAAGTAGTCATTCTTGACTTTAAATCGGGAGGAATATGGGAATCATATGCATTCCAATTGGAAGCTGAAAGAAGAATGGTTAAAGCATGGTATGGCATTGATGCACGTATTATGAACTTTTCTCCAAAAAGCACGAGCAGTAAAGGATATACGCTGAAAGAATGGACAGAAGACAGTGTAGCACTTGAAAAGGCGGACTGTGTGTTCCAACAAGGTATGTTGAATCACCTTAGAAAAGATAAGAAGTTTAAAGTGAGAAAAGGAGTGTTGAATATCAATAAGCCGTACAATGAAGAAGATCATACGGTTGTATATGATATTGCAGAGGAAATGTCTAAAAGATTCATGATATAAAAAGCAATGAGAGGAGCTAAGGATGCTTGATTTTAGAAAATACGAAAACGTACCTCGGTTTCAACTTGACCGCAGGCCTGGCAGGAGCCGACTGAAGCTAACCTGCCCGGCTTGCGGGAAAAGCCGGTGCCTTACCCCTTATATTGATGTGGCGACCGGTCAGGTCGTTGGCAATGAGTTTGGAAGATGCGATCATGAACGAACTTGCGGTTATGATAAACGACCTACCGGCAAGGATGTAGGTGACAAAGATCTTTGGATTTCGGGAAATAAGTGCATAAGAGCTTATCGTCCTCCTGTAAATCCTGACGTTGTAAATCACATACCTTTTAGCGAGTTTGAGAGGACTGTAGTTCCAGACGATAGAAACACCGTATTTAGATTCTTATCGTCTCTATGGGGAAAAGAAAGGGTATCTGACGTATTTAGAAGGTATCATGTTGGAACAATGGACTTATGGGGATGGAAAGGGTGTTGTATATTCTGGCAGATAGATAAGGACTTTGTATGCAGAACCGGCAAGATTATGGATTTTTATATAAAGACCGACAGCCAGGGGAATGAGATTGATGTAAAAAGAGTGAAGGAAAAAGACGGTGACAATGAGCGACCTCATGTCATGTTTTATCACTCGTTGCATGCAAGAGACTTCTTGTTTAGACAATGCCTGTTTGGAGAACATCTTCTAAGCCAGTATCCAGATAAGGTAGTTAATTTGGTGGAGTCAGAAAAGACGGCTATTATATGCGCCGTGAATAAACCAGATGAGTTGTTTGTAGCTACCGGTGGGTTGCAGAACTTAAGACCGGAAGTGATAGATGTTTTAAAAGATAGAAAGACTGTAGCTTTTCCGGACAAAGGACAAGCATTTGACACATGGAGTAAAAAGATAGATGGGATGATGATGAAGTCAAGGATAAAAGTATCGGACTATCTTCAGAGTGTTGAGAATGTAGGGGACGGAGATGATGTGGCAGATTTGATAATTAATAACAAAGTAAAAGAGAAATATTATGAGCCTGGACGTTTATATTAAGAGCAAGAAGAAAGAAGAGGATCGTAAATGGGTTGCAAACATCACCCACAACATGAACAAGATGGCACAAAAAATATTCGTATCAGAAAACAAAGAAACACTATACGATTATGTTTGGAGACCGGAAGAATTGGGCAGGGAAATAGATACTAAGGAGATGGTGAAGATACTCACAAAAGGTATATATATTATGATCTCCAAGAGAAAGAGTCTTTTGAGATACGAACCAGAAAACGGATGGGGGTCTTATGATTCATTTCTTAAGTTTCTTATCGAATACAAAGAGGCATGTGAAGATAATCCAGGGTGTGTAATTGAAGCAAGTAGATAACAACATGGAAAATTATAAAAACACTTTAAACGAGGTAGTGGTGATCGAATCATCACCAGAAACGTATTTTGTTTACGCTATTCGTAATGCTATTCGTATCTCTAAATGTGCGTATCCTACAGCCAAGAAAGTAATTTTCAAAAGAGAGGACGTAGAGGTGGAGATCTCGGAAATGGAAACTGAAAGCAGTTTGTATGAAAAGTTTAAAGAGAAACAAAAGGATAGAGTATGGAACTCAATGTGCGGCAACAACGGATTTTAAGAGGCGAAATTTGCCCTTATTGCGGAAGAGAAACCGAGTTGGTCAATGCCGATAAAATATATAGCAGAAAAGGCTTAGGGATGGTTATGATGTGTAAACCATGCAATGCTTATGTCGGTGTTCATGAATCAGGGCCGAATAAGGGAAAAGCTAAAGGCCGGCTTGCGGGGCCATCACTGAGGTCTCTTAAGATAAGAGTCCATGCCGAACTTGATAGACTATGGTCTACGCCGGAGGAACGGGAAAGGATGTATAAAGATTTATTCGAATTTCTATCTATACCGGAAGAATACACACATATAGGTATGTTCGGCGAGAAGACGATGGGAAAAGTCTTTCAGTTCTGTCATGTAAACAAAGAACGATCAGGTTCGAGAATAGAATGGCATAAGCCTGGAGATAAGTGCCCTAATAAGAACAACCAAATAGTGTCAGGCAGTAGCGCATGCAGAGGATGCCCTGAGTATCTTCATGATGAGAAAGACGGGTATGTCTGGTGTGATCCTGATATGAGTTACGGCAGATTGAAATAGGGCGCGAATTGCCTATCTTTGTGCTATTATTAATCAAAAAAAAACATAAGCACATGGGTAGATCGACAGAGTACTACAGGACTCATCCCGAAGCCAGGAAGAAAAAGGCTAAAAAGGACAAGGAGATAAATGCCAGACCGGAACAGAAAGCCAAACGCCGGGAGCTTGGTCGTAAAAACTACGAAACGGACAAGAAGAAGGGCAAGGGCTGGAGGAAAGGCAAGGATTGTTCTCATACCAAGAATGGTCTTAGGTATAAATCAGTAAAAGCTAATAGGGGATCCAAATCGGATACGAAAGGTGACAAAAATGCAAGATCTCCGAAATAATATACAAAAAGACAAATAGAATTTTACTTTTTTGTATATCCAGTTTTACTGGCCGGTTATTAGCCTAAGTGCTTCGAGCACTACGTTATCGGAGAATGTATAGTTACCCTGGAGTGTTTATCCAAGCTCCAGGCTCTAAGGCAGGTGATTAAACAGTATTTGTATTTGGATACAGTGTTGCTTGTAAGAAACCTCTGAATAACATTGGCGATGGGTACTAACAGATTGAAATATATCTGACTTACTACGAATAGTAGTTATTAATTAAAAATTAGTTTGTAACAAATGGTGTACGTACAAGACATAGATGGTAAACCTTTGATGCCAACAACAAGGCATGGTAAGGTTAGAAGACTGCTTAAAGACAAAAAGGCAGTTGTTGTCAACTTATGTCCGTTTACCATCAAATTAATGTACGTCACATCTGATTACAAACAGGAAATTGTGTTAGGCGTTGATGCTGGAACTAAACATGTTGGTCTATCAGCTACGACGAAAAGCAAGGAGCTTTACGCAAGTGAAGTTATTCTGAGAAATGATATCATTAATTTGCTTTCGACAAGAAGAGAATTGAGGAAAGCGAGAAGGAATAGGATAAGGTATAGAAAGCCGAGATTTAATAACAGAATAAAGTCGAAGCGCCAAGGATGGATAGCTCCATCTGTTTGTCAAAAAATTGATTCCCATATTAAGGTTGTCAGTTTTATACATTCTATCCTTCCTGTTTCAAGATTAATTATAGAAACTTCTCAGTTTGATACTCAAAAGATTAAGAATCCTGATATATTGGGAAAAGAATACCAGCAAGGCGAGCAACTTGGATTTTGGAATGTTCGAGAATACATACTTTTTCGTGATGGTCACAAATGCCAGCATTGTAAGGGAAAATCGAAAAATCCTATTCTTAATATCCACCATATCGAATCGCGAAAGACTGGTGGAGATTCACCTTCTAATTTGATTACTTTATGTGAAACTTGCCATAAGGAGTACCATAAGGGGAATATTAAATTGAAGGTAAAAAGAGGAACTTCACTTCGTGATGCGGCTGCGATGGGAATCATGAAATGGAAGTTATTCGATAAATTGAAGTCATTATATCCAAACGTTAGTATGACATTTGGATATATAACGAAACATAATCGGATAAAACATAGAATCGAAAAGTCCCATGTTTCTGATGCATTTGTTATCTCAGAGAATTTTAAAGCAAAAAGGCTTGGATATCATTTCAAGATGAAACTCACACGGAGACATAATAGGCAAATTCATAAAATGAAGATGCAAAAGGGAGGGATCAAAAGAATGAATCAATCACCATTTAGGGTATTTGGGTTTAGACTATTTGATAAAGTAATGTTTTATGGTGAAAAACGATTTATTTACGCAAGAAGACTTTCTGGTAGTTTTAAAATAAAAGATATAGATGGGGAAAATGAGAAAAATATATCATATAAAAAATTAAAATATATAGGACATGGATTGACTTCTATTGAAGTAGATCAATCATATGGATATAAAGCAAATACACATAATAACGAATAATCACAATGGAGTTTGGAACATTCGATAACAAAACGACAAAAGTTAACATCCGGAATATTTTCAAAACCTCCAAACAGGTTATGGAGGAGGCGTATGAGAATATCTTAAAATACAGGCGGGGGGAGCTTATCCCCGCTAAAACCGGATACGATTATATTGATGAGGCTTTGCTTGGAGGTATTTTCCCTCAGCATGCTATTGCCATAGGAGCTCGGCCATCTGTGGGTAAATCGTATGTGGCCCAAAAGATATTGGAAAATGTGATGAATCCGATGATCAACCCACAAGCAGAAGATTATTTTCTTGTCAATTGCGAGTTCGAAATGAATCCTCAAGATCTTCTTCTTCGCAGAATGAGTCAGGATATGAAAAAACGGGCTCCTGAAATATTAAGAAGGCAAGATTCTAATACAGTAGAAGAGATGAGGATGTTTGAAATCCTTCAAGGTGAAATCAGAAATAATATAATATACATCGACGCTCCGTGTACGGTAAAAGAGTTTGAGGCGGCCGTGTATCATATAGCTACCAAACACAAAGACAAACGTCTTATAATATTTAAAGTCGATCATATTGCTTTGATAAAAAGAATGGGATTGGATCCTAAGTCGGCTATAGATGATTTGGTGGCGGTTATGAACGAGGCTAAATTAGTATATAAAAACATATTTTTCCTCATCATATCCCAATTCAACAGAGAGATAGAAGGAAGGATAAAAAGCCCTCAAGAGCAGCCTCCGCGTCTTTCTGACTTTTATCAGTCTGATACGCTGGGGCAACTATGTACGTTAATGATAGGTTTGCATAATCCTCGCAGATACGGGCTGGACAAGTATATGATATTTGGGAAAGACTGGTATCAGACTCTTGATAGGTTTAAAACTGAAAACAAAACATCATTCAGGACAGCCGGACTGGTGTTTCATCATATACTGAAGGTAAGGCAAGTTAGTATGGAAGAGCTTACTAATACAATCCACCCAGAGATCCTGCCGGGGCATGGATGGATGTACGGGGAGGGAGGGACGAAGTTCGTGAACCCCAACCAGCCGCCGACGCCGCCCAAGCTCTATACTGTGGAAGACGTTACGAACAATCAAGATCAAGAACAAGAGGTAAAGGAAGAACAGTCAGTATATTAAAAAAAAGAAACGTATGAGACTTACCGTAGAAGAAAACGAATACCTGATAAGTAAGTTCCTTTTGGTTCTTACTGAGTTCGCAGGGGATGAAAGAGAGATGTTTTTAATCAACTCCATACATGATAAAGCAGTAGCGGATATGAATTATCGTCTTCCGTCTTTAATAAGCAGAGAACGCAAAAGACGAGTCATTAAGCTTCTTAAAGAAGGGACCAGAATAATCAAAGACTTTTCTGGTTATGCAGGTGATATGGGTATGATTAACGAATACGATCGTCTAAAGAAAGAAATAGGTACCGTCCAAGACCAGCTTGGTGACGTAGAAGGTCAACTTCGGGCAGCAGGAGAAGTTATTAAAAAAGAACTTGATATGATTGCTGACCGGATCAAAGAAGACCTTCTCGACCGAGAGCTGGCTAAAAGTAATGCCGAGGCTGAAAGAAAAGCCAAAGTGGATCCAAGATACGAAGTGGCTTTAGGTGATTACAAGGAGATGCTGGAAGTGATTTTTACAACCAGAAACAAGTATTCTACGGTAGATTCTGTACATGACGATCTTCGTCAGTCGGTGTCTACCGGTAGAAATTCGATTATCAAAGAAGGGTACAACAGTTAAAAACAAGGAGGAAATATGGAAAAGAAGGAATTTAAAGTAGGAGAAGTGTTTGATGCCGGACTTGTGAGATTAAAATGTGTGGAACCTACGGCGCCAAATGCAGGATGTGAAGGATGTATATTCAATTACTTTACATGCGGGGCCGTGGATGTGATTGCAGGTCCGTGTAGTCACGCGGAGAGGGAGGATAATAGAGATGTTATTTTCATTAAAGCTGATTAGGAATGTACATCAATTTCAGACAACTTACAGCATCAGACATGACTCCTAATGATCTCGCTAATCTTCTTGCCATAAGACAGAAGGATGCGGTTATGATCGAAGCCATACCGGAAGAAGACGCTGGAAGATATATAGAGCTTGGCCTGGTTGAGAAATTAAAATCAGGCGTGATGAGATTAACCAACAAAGGAACGTCTTTTGTGAATTATATAGAGACACCGGAAATGACGGACGAGGTTCTGGAAACGTTGAAGATTATGATAGGAATGTACGAATCATATTCAAAAGACATAGGTGTCAGCAGAAAAGAAGCGGAATCCAGATTGTGTTGGTTTATGGGTAATACTTCATTTAAGAAAGAGGTCATACTTCAAGTAACGGAATCTTATATAGCAGAGTCAGGAGATTACACAATGAGCTTATGTAACTTCATATGGAAACCGCCTTCTCAGACTTTTTCAGTCCATATGAACCTTAAAAACTCAAAGCTCTTTGACCTAATAGCTGAAAAATTTAAGATCGCTACCGAGCCTTATTTGGAGCCTAAGAAGAATAAGGAAATGGATTGGTTGTTTGCCGTATCTAAATTGCCTACGCCGCCGGCTAAAGGCAATCCGGATTATTTGTTTACCGGAAGTTCGGAAACAGACAAAGAGAGGTTGAAAAACATAAAAACGTATTTATTTAACAAAATTAGAAAGCAGTGGAAAAAGTAAGAATTAGAAAGATAATAGAGGATATAATTATTACTCAGTTTCTTAATTCGGAAATGGATATAGTTCATGAAGAAGATGTGTCGTTTAAAGAACTTGGATTAGATTCTATTGATCGAATTGAGCTTGATACGATGGTGGAACAAAAATTCAATATCGTTATTATTGATTATGATACAGAATCCATCAAAGATATGACTGATCTTGTTTACAAAATAATAACAGAAGGATATGGGAAATGATATAATTTTATGCATGGCTTTAATAGCGTCATTTGCTTTTGTTATACAGTTTTTATTGTCGATATTAGGATCTGATCTGGATACGGATATTGACATTGATAACGCTTCTGATTTAAGCATGTCTTTGTCGGACATCATATCATTCAAGGGCATAACACATTTTATTCTTGGATATAGCTGGACTACGTACTTTTCGGGTTCCCATTTAGTAGGGGTCGTAATAGGGTCATTTTTCTTTATCGTTTTGTTTTACGTATATAAGTTACTTCTTAAGTTAAAACAAGAAATGGTGTACGAATGTCCGGAAGATTTAAATGGCAGAGAAGTGGAGATAGTATTTAGATCAGGGAAGAATCATTATATGGTAAATATTTCGAAAAATGGAAAACAGGAACAGATGAGAGTGAGGTGCTTGTCTGGAAAAAATTACAAAAACGGTGACAAGGTGAATATAAAATACGAAGAAGGAGAATTAAGTATCTAATTTTTTTATCAACAATTAAATTTTAAAAGTTATGACAACAACCATGTACGTGTCAGCTATTTTAGCTGTAGTGATTATTTTGACAATCATCGGAGTCTTATCAAGGTATCGTAGATGTAAGCCTAATCAAGTCTTGGTCGTTTATGGTAAGACAGGTGGGGAAAAGAAATCGGCGAAATTATATCATGGTGGAGCGGCATTCGTCTTGCCTATTATTCAAAGCTATGATATTTTGTCTATGGAGCCTATGCAAATAGATTGTAGGCTCACCGGTGCTTTGTCGTCTCAAAATATCAGAGTGGATGTACCTACTACTATTACAGTAGCAATCAGCACAAATCCTGAAATTATGCAGAATGCAGCAGAAAGGCTTTTGGGGATGGATACTGAATCTACTGAAAATCTTATTACGGATATTGTTTATGGCCAAATGCGTTTGATCATTGCTGAAATGACGATTGAAAAACTTAATTCTGACAGGGATGAGTTTTTGGATAAGGCAAGAAAAAACATTGATAACGAACTTAATAAGTTAGGCCTTTACCTCCTAAATATCAACATCAGTGACATCAGAGACGAAGCCGGCTATATCATGAATCTTGGCAAAGAAGCTGAAAGTAAGGCCCTGAACGAAGCACAGGCTAATATCGAAGAACAGGAAAAGCTGGGTGCTATTAAGATTGCTGTACAGCAAAAGGAAAAAGAAACGGCTGTAGCTAATACCCAAAAAGAGCAAGAGATTCAAATTGCCTATACTGAAAAAGAAAAGGAAACGGTAGTAGCTGAAACAAAGAAAGAAAAAGAAGTAGCTTTGGCTTTAACCGATAAAGAAAAACAGATCGGTGTAGCTCAAGCCGATAGAGATAGGGCTGCGGTTATTGCAAAGACTTTGGCTGATAAGGAATCAGCGATCGCAAGATCTAAGGCAGAACTTGAAGTAAACAAAGCTGAAGCCGAAAGAATGGAAGAAGTCGGGAAGAATAAAGCTGAAGCTGATAAACAAGCAGCTATAGCAATACAAGACTCTGAAGCTCAGATTAAGAAAGCTGAGGCTGAGAAAAATGCTTCTGTAGGCTACAACAATGCCCAGAAAGAGGTTGCTGTATCAGAATCAGAGCTACAGGTTATCAAAGCTCAATCAGAAAAGAAAGCCGGAGAAGAGAGAGTTAAATCGGAAGCGGCTGTGAAAACGGCAAAAGAGCTTGCTGATAAAGAAGTGGAAGAAGCTAAAGCTAAGAAGGTTCAAGCTGCGCTTAAAGCTGAAAAGATTGTGCCGGCTGAAATTCAGAAGCAGGAGGCTATGTTGCAAGCTGATGCTGAAGCTGAGAAGATCAAACGCCGGGCTGATGCCGAAGCAGCAGCACATTTGGCAAAAGCAGAAGCGGAAGCAAAAGCTATTCAGATGAAGCTGGAGGCAGAAGCCGAAGGTAAGAAAAAGTCGTTGATGGCAGAAGCCGACGGATTTAAGGCTATGGTGGAAGCAGCAGAATCCAATCCTCAGATAGCCATCCAGTACAAGATGGTTAATCAGTGGAAAGAAATTGCTGGAGAACAGGTTAAGGCGTTCGAGCACATTAACCTCGGAAATATCACGGTATTTGACGGCGGTCAGAACAGTACCGGTAATTTCCTTAACAATGTTGTTAAGACCGTCGCTCCGGCATTGGGAGTCATTGATCAGCTTCCGATTGCAGATACTTTAAAGAAGCTAAAAGGAGATGACAAAAAATAAATACAATGGCCCAAGGTTACACTTGGGCCTAATTGAAGAAATAAAAGCAGCATTCATAGATTTCCTGCCGGCAGGAACAGTGCTTTACTAATTACGATATTTTTAACATGGATTTTGGACAAGATTTAGAACCAGAAGAACTGACCAAGCATTATGATCAGTGTTATGGAATTGATTTTGAAACAGAAGAAGAGGAGGATGAAGAGTATGACTGACGAGGAATTTGTATTGGATAATAAGAAAAAGATTATAGTAAGAAAAAGAATATCTTATTTAAACAAAGGGGATAAAGTGTGGATCGTGTCTTCCGACGGGTATCTGCTACACACGGACGTGGTTAGAGCCGAACGCGGACGGTCTTATGTGGATATAGACGGTATCCTGTATTGGAAACGAGGATTAGATGGCAAGCATCGTAATCGTAATAACTACATGCAGTTCGCCATGACGCCGGAGGACGGTAAGAAGTATGTCGTATATTACCCGGAAGGATTTAAAGACAATGACTTATGATGGTCCCGGAAACGCATTTGCTATATAAGGAGTTTAATGGCGTGAAACGTCTTGCCATATCTTATTCCCAGATAGATACGTTTCTTACTTGTCCAATGAAATGGTATAAGACTTACGTGGAGGGCAAAAGGTCTACGGAAAAACAAGAAGCTACGTCTTATGGTACGGTTATTCATAAGACACTGGAATACTTCTTCAAGAACGGAAGACAGCCTTCTGGCAAAGACCTGGGGGAAGCTATAAGTTACTATGCTTACCAAGAAGACATACCTTGGCAATCACCGGAAAATATGATGATAGCCATGAAGCAATCTGGAGAACTTCTTGCTTGGATTGTGGATCTGTTTAAAAAAGACGGCAATAGGTTTATGATAGCTGATAGTGATCTTAATCCCTGCGAGAAACTTATCAGACACGGCGCTATAGTTGGAGTCGAAGAAGATTTTGTGCTGCCGTACCGTCTTCCTAAGCCTGTTAACATAAATGGAGTAATTCATACTCATGTGTACATAGTAGGATCGGTAGACCTTCATCTGGCTATAAAAAGCAAGAACGTAGTTCACCATTATGTCATAGATTGGAAATCAGGTAATAAGGTTTTTGATTCTAAGAAGTTGGAAACGAATTTACAGCATCCTATATATTCATTTTACATCTATAGAAAATATGGTAGAGTTCTACCAGATATGAACATCTATTTCTTTACCAGAACCAGACAATACCAAAAGGTTAAGGTGGATGAGGAACGTAAAACAAAATCTATAGAGATGCTAAATGACACTTTGTCTAAAATGTATGATTTTGAAGATAATAGTGTAAAATCATTTCAAGCGTACATCCAGGGAGCAGAAGGAGCCAGGTATAGCAAGCGGCGTGCCACCCTAAGCCAGCTTGTTTCGCAAAACAAGCTACCCTGCCCGTCAGCACTGTGTTATTATTGCGACTTTGGATTACATAACAAAAACGAATGCCCTTTCTCTTCGGATTGGGATCCGTCTAAAAAGATAAAACGATGAAATACGAGGACGTTCAAAAGTTAAGAACAAAATACCAGCAAGATCCGGAAGTTATAAACGTAGAATACATGAGAGACGTTGCTGTAAGATGCGGGAATTTCAAGAAAGCGTTTGAGCTTCAGGAAAGACTGGAGGATATATGGTTTAACTACTTAAAAGAAATACAATGAAAGAAGCATTGATAGCAGGAGCAGCGGTCTTTTTATTATCATACTTGTTTGTAACGATTCTTATAAAAATAAGCAGGGTAATAGATCGGTATAAGATGAAGAAGAAGACCGACAAAATAAAAGTTGGTCAAAGATACGAATACAAAGGCTACTTCATGGATCCATTTGAAAGAGGCAAGCATATAATCAAGATATTAGATATAAAGGAAGGGTACGCTCTGTACGAGTACGGAAAAAGCCCAAGTTTGTTATGTTCTATGGAGCTTGAAGATATTGTCGAAAGATATGTTTTAATTACTGATATAAAATAAGGGATTATGGAAAAGAAAGTCACAATCAAAGAAGGGATGGATATTTTTTACAAAAATGCAGGGAAAGGTATATGGGTCTATATTGGACTTTTTGGAAATAAAGTGCTATCCATTTTAAAAAACAAAGGTGTTATTGCATGCGAAAACGATGCTGAATATTGCGTGTTGATGGATGGAGAAGATCATTTCATAAGTATAGCAAAAGACATGAGTCACGACTATTGTTGTGAGTACGTTGTAGAAAGAGCAGAAGCCTACAGAGATTACCCCTCCAAAGGTGCTACATGCAGTGTATGCCTGTTTGAAGATAATGAGAATAAAGCAAGGGAGATGTTGAAAGAGGCGATAATAGAACTTTCAAAAAATAATATAATAGATTGTGATGGGCTTTGAACTTAGACCTTACCAGAAAGAAGCAGTAGATGCCGGGCTTAAGTTTCTTACAGGAAGATCTAAAAAGCCTGGCATAATAGTAGCCCCATGCGGAGCGGGTAAGAGCCTTCTGATATCCAAGATAGCACATGAGATAAATAGACCAACGTTAGTATTGCAGCCATCAAAAGAAATTCTGGAGCAGAATTATGCTAAGGCTGTATCGTTTGGCTCCGAACCTACTATATACTCTGCCTCATGTGGCGTAAAGGAATTATCGGCTATGACTTATGCTACACTTAAAAGCATAAAGAAAGACGTAGCGAGGTTGAAAGATACAGGGATAGATACCTTATTGATAGACGAATGTCATTCAGGATATTCTCCTGAAGAAGGTTCTGAATTTATGGAGTTTATGAGCGAGTTTCCCGAGGCGAAGGTGCTGGGCTTCACCGCCACTCCCTGCCGCCTCAGAGCCTACAGTTCCATGCTGGAAGGAAACTATAGCAAACTTAATATGCTGACAAAAGACGAGCATAACTTCTTCAAGAAGTTAGTTCATGTAATACAAATACAAGAGCTAACTTCTCAAGGTTTTTGGTGTCCACTTAAGTACGAACGATGGTCATTTGATGAATCGGCTCTGATGTTAAACAGCACCGGAGCCGAATACACCAACGAATCTATTAAAGAAAGTATTGTACGAAACGGCTTAAACAACTCTATCTACAAGCGTCTTCTTCAGCTTATGAACGAGCGTAAAGCCATTTTGGTCTGTATGGATTCTATAGAATCATGTAATAGAATATCAGAGTTCATGAATGCCAGGATGGGAGCCATAACCGGTGTCGTAACATCGCTAACAACCAAAAAGAAAAGAGAGCAAATCATATCAGATTTCAAAGAAGGTAAGTTGAAGGTGGTTTTTAATTATTCAACGCTTGCTACCGGATTTGATTTTCCTGAACTTGATTGTGTGATGTTTGGTCGACCGACTTTCTCATATTCAACGTATTACCAAATATTAGGCCGCGCCGTCCGCATCCATCCTGACAAGAAAGAGGCGCTGATTATTGATTGCTGCGACAACATGAGGCGTTTCGGTCGGATAGAAGACTTGACAATCGAGCAATTCCCTTCTAAGGGCTGGTGTATGTTTGTCGGAGATCAACTTCTGTCCAATATAAGGATGGGTGATATTATTACCAAAGACGAGATCCTTCGCCGGGCAGCCTCGCTTAAATCTGTGAATGGAGATGGTAGGAGAGAAGACGATCTTGACAGTATAATAATGTGGTTTGGAAAATATGAAGGAATTAGATTCAAGGACATACCGGTGTCGTATTTTAGGTTCTTGGCTGAGAATATGGCAGTAAAACCAGGAGATAGAAAAGAAAAGATTATCGAATATTATAATAGGATAAAGGCATGAACAACAAGAGAAGAAAAAAAATATCGGATGTTATTAACAATGTAAATAAGTATAAAACGGATTTTGAATACATCAAATCAAAGTTGTCAGAGTTAAAGCACAACATAAATTCAGCCAAAGATGATGTTGATATGATTTTAGACGAAGAGACTGAGGCGAGAGATAATATACCTGAATCGTTACAAGACTCAGAAAGATATTGGGAATCAGATCAGGCTGTAACTTATATGGAGGAGGTGGTTGATGACATGGAAGGTATTATAAATGATTTAGATGATGTGATTTCAACCATAGATGGGAGCATTAAAACTATAAATGGTTCTATTAAAGTAAATTTGGAAGGAATAATATAAATGGAAACAAATGAATTAAGGGAAATACTTAAATTGTATGGTCTTCAACATGATGTTGTTATCAACAAGAGTTCAAGAAGGTATTCTATTATCTTAGATAATAACATAATAGGAACCAATCACGACAAAGAGAGGGTGGTTGTGTTCCGTCCTATACCGGAAGGGAAAAACACATTCTGCATGGAGCGAGATAGGTTCTACACGGAGTTTGAAGAAGCTTTTGATGACGATAAAGCCATAGAAGCCGTAAGACAATATTTTGAAAACAATAAAACAGAAAGTCATGAACGAAAACGAAGTATTTAGATTAAAGGGCAGAATAGCTATATCCAACCTATCACGTGAGGACAAGGATATGATAAATAGCATCCTTGATGGTGTCAACAAAAAGGATGAAGATGAAAAAGGATATGTCTATACCGTGAGAGTAAAACTAAACAACGGAAGTCTTGCACATGCTACTTTATTTTTTAAAAGCAATACAGGCCCTACATTTGAAGACTTAAAGAAGGAGCTTGATGACATGGGAATTAAAGATGATGATTATAGTGATAGCGGCATAATTATCATTAACCGCATTGTTATGAGCGGAGAAGAATTTGATCGCTTTGTAAAAAAGAGTGATGGACTATATTAATTAAAGCAACGATAAAACAATGAAAAAGATGGACAATATTATTATCCTGAAGGGGACAAATGTGGTTATTAACAAAGATGTTTATGCTTATAAAACGTTAGTAGCCAAAAAAGGGCTTAAGGTTGTGTGTGAAAAAGATATCAAAAAAGGAGATAAGGAGGCCACGCTGTCGTATGAAGGTCGTATGGAGATCGATATACCAGTTGATTATATACTAAAGAATGATGATGTCCTTTTCAAAGAAGGAGAATTGCTTTTTGTTAAAAAAGATTATTCTTTTAAAGATGATATTGTTCCTGGGGGAGCTATGGTCGAATTGGCAAAAGAGGTCTACAATGTAGATGTTATGGCTGTCATATACTACGAAGGGAAACAGTTTAGCATACCCTTGGATTTGTTAGAACCTGTTAGTTCAAAAAAAGACAATAATAAAAAAGAAGGGGAATCGGTGAAGAATGACATCATTGACGATAAACTACGATGGGATTTGCTTCCGATGGAAGAGATTGAAGACATTGTAAGAGTCTATCATGCCGGAGCCAAGAAATATGGATCTAATAATTGGCAGAATCTTGACAACGGATTTGAACGGTATCGAGCTGCAATGTTTCGACACCTGATGGAATACATGAAAGGAGAAAGAGTGGATTCCGATACAGGATGTTTTCATCTTGCACAATGTGCATGGAACTGCATAGCTATGCTGTGGTATGACAAGCATGGAAAAGGGTTGATACCATTAAGTAAGGAGGAAAAGAAATGACAACAGAACAACTAAATTATTTATTAAGAAAAGAGCTTTATGCTATAAAAAACCATAAAGACAATATTGATAGAATCAAAAAAGAATATTTTGATTCCAATTATGGGTTAAAAGAAGGAGATAAGATCCGTATTTTACACGAAGCAGGAGATGAAATGATAGGCTTCTTGAAAAAAGTTGAAGTATGTGAAGACGGAGATCTGTACTTGACAATCCAAAAACAAAACGAAAAAGGTGACAGAGGCAGAGGAACATGGAATATGTATCTATCATCAAAATCAATTAAAATAGAAAAATTATTAGATTAATAACGATATGATTAGAGCAAGATTTTACATTGGAAAGGATGACTGTGACAATGACTACCGTCCAGTCAAATGGCCTATAAAATATCCATATTGGTGTAGTGCAGAATCCAGTAATTCATTTGTATTGGTGGCGTATGCTGAAGATGAAGACAGCATAAAAGAACTGTGGCCGGAGGCGTATGATATTAATGTCTTAGAGAAAGATACCGAAATTAGATTCACATTAAGATTTCCTAAACCAGAATGGTATGAATTGTACGAAAGGGAATTAGAAGAATGTGATAGGTTTATATGGATTACAGATGCGTGCATGAGAGACGGTGTAATAAGAAAAGTAAAAGCTAAAATAGAAGAGCATGGTGGTCTTTTGTTAACCGACATTCCTGATAGGATCACTTCTTATGAAATAGGAAGGGATGCTTTTGAGAGCAAAGAAGAAGCTTTAAAACATGCAGAGGAACGGAGAACGCACCTGATCGAGTCAATTAAGAAACAATTGAATGAACTTGAAAATCTAAAATTCGAATGTGATGATTAACTACGCAGCAAAAGCCAGGAAGGCTTATTTGATAAACAATTTCGGGATCTTATGCCTGATAATGCTACTTGGGCTACGAAGGAGGAATTTGACAAAGCTCCTGTAGTAGGACATATCATAGAAGGTATTGGTTTAGTTTTCACAGATAGGGGAGGTCATGAAGTTAATGCTTAGAAACTTATTTCATGTTCTGCTTATACAAGAAAAGATGGTAACTACAACAATCCCCAACCATACAATAGGCGTACGGTTGGGGATTGTTGTCATATCGTAAAATTAAGTGTTTTTTCTAATATCAGATATTCAGTATGAACTTTACTTCCGCCATCATTTATCAAGTCCAAATTAATATAAGCTGTATATGATACATGATGATCACCAGGAGCAAGACGTTTCATATCTGATAAGAATATAGAATTTAAACCTTGGCCAGACCATGATTCTGGATATGGCAAAGGTTTAAAGTCGGCGTCTGTACATCTTACAACCCAAGTAAGATTAGGATCTGCCCTAACTATTCTATCATGAGGTCCATCAATTACAAGATCTGGCATCTTATATTGGTAACTATCATAATTAAGGACAATAGGATCACCAAAGTTTACACCGTATATAGCAGCAGGTGGAGTAAAGCTTGTTATTAAAAAGGTTTTATTAATCCTATTGGTTGTTCTTAGCGTAAACTCATCAGGTGCTATCACACTTACTCTAAATCCATAATAAGGAGAGGTTGTTAAAGCAATAGCAAGAACCACCGAATCCTGTTCAAGCAATTCCTCTGTCGTATCAACCCGACTATCGATCTCTTGCCTATCTTCCATTGGAACACCGCCTTGGATACTTATGGAATCCAGCCGTTCTTTTTTAGACAGAAAGATAAATTGCCCGCCCTGTGGAATGGTGCCTACTTTCTTTCCTTCTACGATTACCCCCCCCCTATACAATTGCTAACTATCTTATACTCATATAGTTTAGCATTATTTTCAAATCTTCTTCTCATAATTTCATAAAATTAATTTTCATTACTGGTATCATATTCAAGATACGCATTCTGATTTTCACGCCCCCAATAATCCTTTTTAACGGTCTTCATATAAGAACTATTTTGTGCAAATACATTGTCTACTCTTCCATCCTTACCCCAACTAAATGTGCCAATATATTCGGTGGCTATAACAAAACACACTTTATCTACAAGAGCTATTCCATTGCATAGATCATTGGAATATCCTTTATTAGACCAATTTTCTTTTGTATATAATCCTCCATCTACATGTTGGATGTATATGCCTTTATTGATTATAAGCGAGGGATTTACCCCCATCCCTATTTGAAATCTTCGTCTCATGATTTTTGTTTGCAAGATAGCAATAATTGACAACATAAAAGAAACCGGTTCCCTATCATCTCTGACTGAGAACCGGTAAGAAAACAATTTCAGAAAAAATTTAACCTACATAATCTTTCAAGTAAGAACAAAAAACGTACAATCTACTCTTTGACGATGCTAATATAGCATATTGGAATCATACCAAAACAATGCAAGTCCGATATTCTTCGTCTATTTGTAGCTAACATCATCGTCTCCTTCCGAATCAGGAGTGGCGCCGATGAAGAACATCATTGACTTGTTGTTCGTCTGCTGCCACCAATTATAGGCGCGCGCTACGTCTTCCGGCGTCTTGATATTATACCATTGTTTGATAAACGTCTGTTTGGCGAGTTGCCTAAATAACTTAGACTCTCCCTTGTATGTACCGGATGTTACTTTATCAAGTGAATAATTCCTAAGATCGGTAAGATCCTTCAGCTTCCGTCCCATGACGAACGGATCGTTAATGATATCTACCACGTTAAGCTCCATAATAAACGGCATCTGTGAAGCTATTTCGTTTATGGTTCTGAATCCGACATAGGATCCAAATTGAGTAAGCCAACTTTCTTCGTTTTCATCATCATCACGCCATCCGGCAAGAAGCATAGATACGGCCTGCATGATAAGGAACGTGCCGGCATAGACACTGAGACGTTTGAGATTGGTTTTTTCTACCTCATTCATATTGTCTTTATTTTCGTTCCAGGCATCTATGATGTTTTTCATACCAGACTCGGAAGCTAAGCTAAATGTTTTGGCTATCATATTCTTTAACGTAATTGACAGTCCTTCCTCTTCTTGCATTGTCTGGAAATTGAAGCCACGTCTTTTCCACAGACGTTGAGCCGCCAGCACCAACCATCCTCGGTGGGCGGTCATGAACCTGGCTATCCAGTTGCGCGATGCGGCAGTTCGGTTTTCTTCATTCAAAGATCCGTTACATATCTGCGACAAGCTACGAACTTGATTTCTGGTTATAGCCATCTGGGTTTCAACTTCCTCAACAGTAACACCTGATCCGGGCTTTACAACCACCTTCCCATCCACGACATCTACCATACTCCATAAAGTACGATCTTTTAATGCATTCCATTCTCTTTTTATGGTACTCTGTTCTTTATTACGTTCTTTTTCCATCTTGAAATCTTGGAACGTGTAGAACCGACCTTTGTAATAACGAACATTGTCCATAGTAGCAATCATAACCTGCGGATCAAGAGGGTAGTTCAGGATTTCCATAAAAGCATACATAGGCGAACGCATTAAGGTCCTGGCCACTCTATTGTATCCGGCACCATACATACGATTTCGGATATTGAATATCCCCATTCTCTCACCTATGACATATAATTTGCTTTTCCTATCTATGTCTCCGGTTTCTGCTATACAAGATGGAGCAAGGCGTGAAAATTCAGCCGATGCGTATTTAAGGGAGTCTTTGCTTATATACTGTCCTACGGCAGATTCCATGATGAGGTTGATATGACCTGTTAAGGCGCCGGTAGCTGCCACAAACGGAGACAGTGCCAAGTTCATGACCGACATAAATCTTTCAACAGCCATCATAATTCTTGTAAGGTCTACCGTATATCCTCCGATGTTCACCGTAAGTTTTTTGGTGTTCATCCTAATGCCATAATAATGATCGTTGAAGAAGTCCCTGAACATCTGATATGCTTGGGTTGCTTCAGCCTTTTTACCACCTTCAAATTGTTTATTCAGTAACATCTGCTCCAGTCCTTGAGCGAGCTCTATAGACTTCTGCTTTTCGTTGTATAACGATGACTGCATCATAAGCATAGAATAAGAGTAGCCAAAATCGTGAGATACATCATCTTGGTTCTCCAATTCATATATGTAGTATTTGGGTATAGACCTAAGTCTGTCTTCCGGATCATATACTTCCCCTTGTCTGGTTTTACCGTATAAAGAATCGTCTACTCTGTCCAGGCACAGATCTGATACAAAATTACGAACCGTATTTTTGAAGTTAATACCCAATCCTTCTATACGTTCTATATCTTGTTTTGATATCTGTGGAATAGCATACAGGTTCGGGCTCTGCTCTTTGTATAGATCAAGTGATTGTCTTTTTATTTCCTTGAGTTTTTGAATCATATTCCACTGATCTACGTTTTTAGTAGCAACTTCATTACCGTCAGCATCATACTTGATACCAAAGTCATTGAAATACGATTCGTCACGATACAGGCTTTTCTTAGGCATGCGATGACCATACCCATGATCTTTTACATAATCAGGATTACGGCCGCTATTTTCGGCTTCAGATTCAGCCACCCATGCCCTTGCAGGGTCGAAAGAAAGGTACGATATGTCCATGCCATAATCTTGGGTGGATGTTCCGTTCTGTACGTCTTTAACCATCTGCGCCACATCTATCTCACCTCGACCAATTTTGTCGATCATAGCCGCATATCCGGTAGGTGCCATGTGTTTATAGTATGAAAAGACCTGGCTCCTGGCAAATTCATTAACGATCGCATTAGCTTCTTCTATACCCTCTTCTCTTGTATTATTTAAAAATAAGCTGGCCATCTTAGTATTAACAGCATTCCTGAAATCTCTACCGTCTAATTCTTTGCTTATTCCAAGCTTTTCTGACAGGTAGTTGGTTTCAGATACGGTAAACAGATATCGGTTATCAGCAGCCTTAAACAGCTTATCCCTTAAAGCCTGAATCTTTTTTGCTTTCTTCGCCGTAGTATGACGTTGTACGAACTTCCATTCCACTTCCTTGGAGTCAGCAAGAGCATTTAAATAAGACTGATTTACTTCGTTTTCAGCCTTACTGCTTTTAGTAAGGTACTTATCAATATCTTCAAGACCCACCATCTTAGCATAATCTATCAAAATAGCGTAATCGGCTTCAATAGCTTCAGATGCGGCCCTAAAAGCATCTCTTTCAGATGAGGTAAATGTTGCTTCATTGATTTCTCCGATATCAGCCACGTCACGGTTGTTGCCGATTATTTCCTTGATAATAGCCTTATTTTTTTCTATATCTTTTACAATCGAATCCACGTCAGTCGCATCTCTATCACTTGTCGTAGAACTAATGATGTCTTGTGCCATTTTAAGATACGAAGCCTTGTTATTTGATTCGGTACGCGCCGATTGTTCTGATTCTACGTCATTCCAAAACCGATCGTTGAATGACAGGTGCCCCCCCAACATAAGTGTCTTCAGCGCAGCTTCTCCTCCTGACTCGTTCTGAATCGTTCTCAATTTTTGCAAAAACGATTCTGATACGACATTAGTGACATTATTTGATTCCTTTCTCCAAACTTCATTTATAGCTTGTATTTCTTTGGCCATCTTAAGTTGGTCGCCGGTTTTTTCCACTCTCCTGGTTCCTACATATATGTATTCTGAAGCTGCTTCCTTACGTTGTTTACGAAGCAGTCCTTCTTCTTCGTAGTTACTACTCTTATAGTAAGCAACCTCATCAAAATTACCATTGCTATCAATAAAAGGCTGCCTCAATATCCGCTTCTGCCGAGAAAGAGCATTAAGGTATTCTTTGGTTGTTTGAGAAACCGGATGCCCTAATTCTTCTTCGGCCTTTTTGTATATGGATTCCATTCTTGTGGCATAACTTTCGCTAAATTCCAGTTCCGAATTTTCAGCATCCCATTTTTCCATCTGTTCCGTATAGATTTTTTCCTGTTCGATAGTAAAAATATCGGTATTAACCCTATCGGACGACGGTTTAAATTTAGCGTTCTCAGTAACCGTATTTCCGTCCTTGTCAACTACTTCTCTTTTAAATACGTAATTACGGTTATTGTCAACCACATCATTGATTTCTTCTTCTGATATCTCTATGTTCATGGCGGTCGCAAACGCTCGCATCTGCGCCAGCTTCTTATTACGATCGTATTTAGCCATATCAAGAGCACTACGAAGGTAATTAGAAGTTTTGCCGTCTACTTTCTGAAGCAGTTTTTCAAATTCAGATTTATTGAAACCATGCTTTTTCGCATATGCCAGGAAGTCGGATATGGCGGGCTGGGCATTCACCATCGCATTGTAATTGTCTTTGGCAATCATAGCTCCAAGAGCGTTATTGAACGGGCTGGAGGAATGTTCTAATATACCAAACCACCTACTTATCCAAGAAACATCGTGTTGAACCTTATCAAAGAACTCTTTTACTCTCTTTACCTTATCTGCCGGCACATGAAGTTCGTTCATTAACTTATCAAGCAACGTACTTTCATCAAGATCTTGTACTGATTTAATATCAGACTGAATACCGTTGATGTCGGCAATGACGGTATTGATCCTATTTGTATAATCCTGCTTTTCACGCTCATCAAATTCGGTACTTCTGTTACGGATATATCCTCGAAGATCGTTCATGATCGGAAGAACCTGGTTGTTGATAATATCTACGTTCTTTCGATCATTGATATTGAAATGAAGCTTACCGTCTTTGGTATCACCATGAAGGATAGTATTTACTACGTTGCTTAAGTATCTAACCTGAGCTTCGGCTGTGGAGATCATGCTGTTCATGGCGGCCGCCATCTCATTCTTGTCTATTTCGGTCTCTACCTTATTTATCTTATCTTCTATGGTCTTAAGCTGGGCAAGGGTCATAGACGTAGTTACAGCCCTATCAGAGCTTATCTGACGTAAGTCTCTTAACGTTTTTCTCAATGCCCGGATCTTAGACTCAAGAAACTTGTTCTTCTCCATAGAAGAAAGGGAATATAATGTAAAATCATTATCCTTCAAAAGAGAAGTATCAAATCCTTTATCTATGTCGGTAATAGCAAGATCACGAATATTTTTAATAACGTTATTCAAATCCTGTCTTTGGGTTGATAAAGCTGATTTAAGCCAGTTTACAATTCCAGAGAGAAGCTGCCGGACGCGCCCCAGGAAGGAGGTGGGCTCTACCGGCGCCTGTGCTGTGCCGGTCTGCATCTCCCTGGCGAGGATCTTTCCAAGAATTTCTCTCCTAACAGCATTATCAAGTTCAGAGCCTTCATATACCTTACCGTATGTATTATAATACTGACCTGCATACTGATTCCATTCTTCAGTGCCTTCTACATCTTGCAAAACAGATTCAACAGCATTCTGATCTCTGTACGCCTCTACGAGAAAGTGTGCTGTTTCTTCTACTAAGTCAGACAAAGTAGCATCTTCACCGACTGCTATTACGTTATTGGCAATATCCGCCAATGCCTTAGCAGAAGGTTCGTGTCCGTATTTAGTTTGGTACTTCTCTATATAATCGGTCATGCCAACGACACTAACGCCCAGCGTTTTCAGTATCTCAACAATAGAATTTCGTTGATTACGTTCCTCTTGGCTATAATCCGATACGATCTTAGCTTTAGTATCAGCATAAAGATCGTTGTCTTCTAATATGAATGAAACTACAAGCGCATCAAAATGATCGTACTTGGCGTCCAATTCATTGTATCTTCCTGACTTGAGATCGTTCTTTATCTGCTCCCTGCTAACCCTTTCCGTTCCTCCGGTGGCGAGTCTCATAGTTACCTTACTATTATCCAATGAATTTATGGTTATCATACCCTGGTCGTTCATGGAAACATCGGAACCAAAATGATTACGGAGCTCAGTGTAGGATAAGGCTGAATTGAAAAGTCTAATTTGTCCTGTATGTCCTTCTCCTGTAATATAATAGCTTCTTGTTTCCGGATCGAATATCTTGGATCCGGACAAAAGACCTTTCTTTATAAGGTAGTTAATTATACCGCCTTTTGTTGATAAAGAAGTAGAAGCAGAAGCGGTCATGACCGGTATAAAAGACTTGGGATTATTAAGAACATACTTTCCAGCCTTGTAAGTAATGTCTGCCACTCCATCCACGGTAGATTCTTGAACGATGCCTGATAAGAATCCTATTCTGATATCATTCCCGCCAGAGCGAAGAGCTTCTCCGTAATCTTCAAATAATTGATTACGATCATTCATAAAAAACAAACGAGGTTCTCCAGTCTGATACGTTACACCCACAGGATTAGAATCTGTTTCTGGTAGCTCTTCTGGACTAAATATCTTAAGACCGTCTTTTATAACCATATAATTAACATCATTATCCTGTACCATAGATACGGGAGTGAAGTCCGAAGATATAGCATCTTGTAGATACTGCCCTGAGTCTATTCCTGGTTCTTCCGGCACGGAGATACTTGACGGAACCATAGCATCCACCAACATAATATTATCACCCAGATCTTGGCTATAAAATCCAAAGCCTGATTCTTGAATCCCATAAGGTGCATCTGATTTCGACACAAGAATAGGGTTGCTCATCTTAGAAGCCTTATCCAGCACCCTTTCTCTATAGGTCTCTGGAATAAGGCCGATGTTAGATTTTACCTTATTGTAAGCCTGTTTGTTGATAGGCACATTCCTTCTCCAGTCACCAAAAGCCTTTAAGAACTTATTAGAAAATACGGTTTTAAAAACAGTAGTAGCCCGTTCCCTATTTTCCATAAGAGGAATAGATGCTATCTTATCGAATAACATAGACCTGTCCCCTGATCTGGTAGAGACAGAAACAACTTTCTTTTTATTATCTCTTTTAATAATACACGTTGATACCATGATAAAACATTTTTGTTATGAGACAAAGGTAGCTAAAAATCAAGCATATCATAAAAAATTAAGCCATCTAACTTCTCAGTCTGATGGCTTAAAAATAATATGAAAAAAAATTATAATCTGACGCAAATCGTCAAGTTACGCTTATGCATTGTATTTGTACCCATTTCTATGAATAAACCTTCCTGATTCGAACCTTTCCACATCATCCGGTCCAATAGGTCCGCAGTCTTCCCTCCTTGCCTCATACCACAGCCCAGGCTTACGAAGTCGGCAAGTTATGATATAATTGAAGCAATTGTGCGTAAAATGGAAAACAGATCCTACAGGGAAATACCTATCAGCTTGAAATACGATTCTTTTTCGTTTAGTATCAAACGTGATATCCCCTACTATCTTAGCCACGTAATAGCTTCTGCCATTTAACGTTTCATCTGTTTGTGGTATCCAATAATAACCTCTTGCCATGCCACAAATATATAAAAAAGTCGGATAACTTACGTACCCGACTCTATTATTTGTTTAAACAGACCAATTCCGTCTATTATAATATGACCGCTTCGCATACGACCATTATTAGGATTATAAAGAAAATTAAAACCACTTTCTTTTTCTTGTCTTTCAAAAGAACTGATATCCTTTCCTCTACGAGCTCTTCCAAAAGCCTTCTTGAACAACTTTCCTCTGAAGGTCTTGACAAGGTTCTTGGTAGCGTTATTACCGGCTCTTATCGTTACTTTCCTTGCCTGGTCTTCTGAGACAAAACTGCTTCGGAAAATATACGATGCTGCTGCTTGTATATCTTGTTTAGTAATCATATGCCAAGCATTTCTTTCAGAATACCGATCTCTATTCCATATATCAGTTTCGTTTCATCTTTATCATATACGTCAAAAAAGGATTCACTTGAGTCCTTTGAATCTTCGCTCAATTGAATTATGCAATTACCAGTATAAACCTTAAGCTTGTAATTATCGGAATATATATCATGCATGGTTTCAAATGTCTCAATTAAATTTTCAACAAGTGCTCTGTTAAATGAAAAAGATTCTTTACCATCACCTTTAAATGTGTATCCTACAATCACAGTTAGTAAAAACAACCATGTTTTGTTTCTTGCCCTTCTTATACGAAGGAAGATGAGGACGATGATTACCGTATTTCGAAGGATTCTTTTCAAAATCTTTCTTTAATCTCATCCAGGATTTTATGTTTTTAAATACCTGTTTAATCACCTGCTGTGAAACATGATTAGGTAAATTCCTGAAATCAAATTGGTTTTCTTTGCAAAGTTTGTTTGATAAATCAAACTCCTTTAAGTAGTTACCAGAAAAGACTCCTTGACGAATGTTGTAAAGAACATAATTGTACAACAAACCAGATTTGAGGCATATATCCTCAAACCAGTTGTCTTTAACTATATGTCTTTCAACAAGTTTCATTTAAACATTTTAATACACTAATATAAATCTTCTGAATACAACTGTTCTCTAATGGCATTCCTATCTACCACCATCTCCTGATTATTGTTTCTAACAAGTTCAGACGCTTCCTCTCTTGTTAAAAACCGATTCTTGCTTGTCAAAAATCCTTGAACACTGCGGTTTTTATGGGCTATACCGTATGCCGCAAGTTGCGATATTATGGAACAATGCCTCAATCCACAAAATACGGTTCCGGATGGTATATTTACTGGACCGTGAGGCTTATTCTTGTGATCTTGAACCCATATAGCTGCGCATACAACAATTTCCTTATCACACATAATTTACATATTTAAAATACCGTTTTTACCAATATGCTTCTTTTCTTCTTCAGTAGGCCATTCTTTCTTGAACTTACCATGCCACGTTCCAGGAACTACCACCAGTTTATCATCCTTATCATATTCAATAGCGGCGCATTCAGAACAAAGAGGCTTGCCTTCATATCCCTTTAGCGACTTATCGTAAATACGATTCTTACAAGGTCTTATAATAGCCCAGTAACATGATGTGGCTGTATTATCTATACAGCCACACTTTGAACATACAAACAAACTCATCCCGCAATCTCCCAGTCATTAGACATAATATCATGTTCGGTTGGATTCCAATTTGATGCTACTTTTTGACCTGTATCTATCATCAATATATTTACGTCAAACATACAGATATACTTTTTACCCCAATCGATTCTTTTTATCTTACGACCTAATTTAAGCCGTTCTAAAGCCTGTTCGAATGTCATGCCATGACGAGGCAGTTTGAGATACTTTTCAAGTCTGTCGGAGGCTTCATTTGGTGTATGGCCATCGTATTCGAAAGCGGTTTCTCTTTCAGGAACATCAAACAAATCCCAGTATTTGCTTTCATAGTGATTAGATACCTGACCGGTAGGTAGGATCGCCATCACAATAAACCAATCATCAGAACCGAAGCATTTTTCTCCGTCGCTGTGTCTCCTTGATTTGCAAACTTCAACCTGTCCGCTTCTGGCTAATAGATTAAAGAAGGCAGCGTTATACAACATGCGATACCGATACAATTCATTGAAAGTATGGTATCCATCAGAAACCTCTCCCATGTCTCCAGGTTCTGCTTTAGGTTCAGGATGATTCGGATAGCAGTAGTCCACTGATGCTTCTAACACTGACTTTACGTGTTCTATTATCCTCGCAACATCATCATGTTTAAAAAAATGCTTAAATCTTTCAACGAATTTAATATCTTCGTTGATTGCTGATTCGAACTCTTCTTTTGTCATTATCCTGACTAAATCTTTTAATTCCATTATTTGTAATATTTTAGTTGTTCTGAAATCCTATATTTACTTACATCATCGCATAAGTTACACCCTCCCGTACATCCACAAACCGAACAATACGAGTCTCTTTTAAAAGTAGTGTTTTCATGATTTTGGTAAAACATTCATATAACACGGTACATCTACCACATCTCTTCTGCAAAGTCCCTTCTCAAAATAGGAAACCATATAAGTGCTTTTACCTTCGTAATCAGGTTTAGGATCAAAGCATTCAAAAACGAATCTTGTTCTACCTTCAAGATGACCAAACATGAAAACAAATTCTCCACCGTATCTTTTGTTAGCCAATTCTTCTACTGTCATAACCTGTCTCCTCCCAATCCTGAATTGATACTCACATACTTAACACTGACACCATTTCCACGTCCAAGCTGACCCCAGCCGGGCGATGGCGTTCCCTTAGCCGGAGCAGCGACAGCCCTAAGCCGAGACCAGTCCTGCTTTTGTCTCATGGCTTCAGCCTCTTTGTAATATCGGTTACACAGTTCTTGATCTTCGTAACCAACGTAATCTTCCTTATTTTCCATAAAAAAAAATACTTTTTCAACAAATGTACGACATTCATAAATTAATTAGGTTTAAAATAAAACAATATGAATTAAAATAAAAACCCGATACGTTAAAATCGCATCGGGTTTGGTATCGAAAAAAAATAGGTTCAGATCTTGGGTAAAGATTCGAGCCAATTTTTAACATCTTTATATTTAGGGTCTTTGTCTATTCTATCTTTCAGTTCATGCAATGCTGAGTCCATAACCGTATTCGGTACGCCAATCAACTCTCCTATTAAATACAATGGGGTTTTATTCGATTTAGATTCGTGTGCTATATTCATGTCCAAAAAAAAGTTATGTGAAACAAACCGGCCACGGGTATTCTATTGCCCGCCGACCGGTATAATATTTTTATTCTTTTTTTCCAAACGGGAAAAACGGGAATGCGGGAATCATATTTTTCACTATGGCTCCCGCACCACCGGAAGGACCTGGGTCTGGATCTCAGGTCAGATCCTTCCAGTTTATTTTTTCGCCGAGGTAATCTTGCACGGCAAGCCATCTTATAAAGGCTACTCCTTCGGGAGCATCCGGATCATCCAAATACATTAACGTAGCTTTCACCAACTCGTTCTCACATTTGAAGACCTTCGGAAAACCATCCGAATAGTACATTGCAAAGACATATTGGACATCGCCCCATGTCGCTTTATCCGGCTTCTTCGCTCCGCACTTTTCAAAAATATCTTTTATTTCCGGCTGCTTCCAGATCCTCTTGGATCCATCGACGTTGACCATCTTCTTTACCGCCTCATCAGCAAGAGCATTAGAAAAATGGTAGCCGTAAGTATCTACATATTTCTGATAAGCTGGATCCTCTGCGTCTGCTCCTCAATAAGAACGACCTCTGCCACGTCCGCGACCTCTACGCATCTGAGGTCCGTCACCGTAGTATCTGTCGTCTCCATAGTAATCGGTCGGGTAGGATTCGTAACCCATCCTCCGGTATTCCCGGTCCTCCATTTCATGACGACGTTCGCGCTCCTCAAGCCTTCTTTCCCTTTCTTCCAGCTCGTTTTCGCGTTCTTCCATTTCCTTCATCTTCTCATGCATACCGTAATGATCATAAGGAGGAAGGAACCCATGTCCGTACTCCATGTACGTTCCATCAGCACGCCGGCTTCTGCCTCTGCCTCCACCTCGTCTGTCTTCTATCTCGTCATATCCAGGATATTCTCTGTGTCCTGAATTTAAATCATATACTATCATATTATACTTATTTCAAACGTTCTACAATTAACTTCTTTAAATCTTCGAATGAATCAGTAAGGTCATTCACCTTATTTTCTATACCAGCTATTTTACGATCCTGCTCTCTCGTTTGTTTGAATGCCGGATTGATGTCTTCTAATATAGATTCACAAGCCTCTATCTTGGCACGATGGGTATCTACGCTGTCTATTATGTCTTGACTGGTGCTTTTTATAGCATTCAGTTCGTTCATAATCGGATCTATGCTGGTAGATAATGTTATACCCATAGCCTTAGCCACATTCTGGGATTCATGCCGGGAATCATTGAAAGAAGACCGTTAGCGGCTGCACCACCACCGTTAGCCCCGGCTCCATCTAAAAGGACGATTTTATCACCACCCATAATTTTATAGTATTTAATTGTTAAACATACGTGCATGAAGCACGTAACAAAGATCATGATTATAGGATGGAATATGGGTGTGTTTATTTCCTATAGAAGAGAAGTATTTTCAGAAAAGATAGAAAAATAATACACAATGAGTAATTTTCCCCATTTAAGTGGAAAACTTTACAATCAATAACTTACGCTTTTCCCATTTTGGGTAAAGCGCTGTAAATCAAACCAGGGCCCGCATCACTGCGAGCCCTGATCTCTAAACTAATACCATGAAAAACTTAAATCTAAAAACTAAAGAACACACAAATATATGAAAATGTATGCCTTTCACAAAGAATCTGTATCCTGTTCTTTTGTATGATTCAAGACATGGGATATAGTTCTGATACTTAATCCGGTTTGATTTTGTATCAGATTATAAATATAGGATTTTGAAACTACAGTTCTTAATTGACCTAAATCATTCATAATGTTTTTATACATAATATGAATGCTGTTGTTACGTTTGATGGTACTGATTCTCATTTCCTACTGTTATTAGTTACGTCCGGTTCTTACTTTTTCCTATTTCTATAATCCCTTCCTGAAACTAATATCGCAAATTTAACAAAAATAATTCATAAACAATGAAAATCTAACTTTTCTTGTATGTTATTGATATACGTACATATATAAGAAAAGTGAGACTTTCACGAGCCTCACTTCCCAAATTATAACTATGAAAAAACTATATATATGTACACAAAAATTACCTACATTCCAATTTATTAAGATCATCCAATTCAGGCTTGCTTACGGTCATGTCTTGCGTCAAGCCAGATCTGTTTTGGTATGGAGCGTAATCGGTTTCTACCGTCTTAGCCTTCTGAGTAGAATCGTATTTCACCTCTGATTCGGTTCCTGTCAGATTTTGGTAGATAGAGCCGGAACTACTCTCGCTTACTTTAGACCATATCTTATTACCTACTCTTATAAAATTATCATAAATACCTTCGGCTGTTATAACACCATCTTGCTCTACGATATTAGGGCCCGATTTTTCTTTTAACAGATACGGGTGCCTGGTGTAAAAATAGTGTTCAAAATCATTCCCGGCATACGAAGAGTCATACTTCTCCAAATAAAACAATTCTGATAAAGAAGGGTCGGTACTGGTCATGCTATAATCAAACAACATCAACCTGTCTTTTCCAGATAAAGATAATTCTATTGATTTCAAAATATCAGGATCATCAGAAATAAGGCCCAAAGATGGACCAGGTTTGAAGTCAAGATACTTATAGGCATTATCATATAATTTTGTTTTATGGAGTTTGTTGTCAAGGTAAGATTGGTATAAATCGAATAAGGATAATGGGTTTTCGCTATCTTGTTTTTTGTTCATGTATCGACTATACTCCCGATCCACATCCACGTAAGGAACGTCAAGTACCGCCGGGTGTCCAAACGCCATCCTGGTCATTATCATGTCCTCCGTGTTCTGAGAATCCATGAACGATCTGACGTATTTTTTAATGGAAGCCATGAGCGTATTATTATCTACGTTCCGTACTTTCTCTTTATCCAAAACGCCGTTCTTAAAACAAGATTCAGGATATATTTTAGTAGAAAAATGAGTTAGGTTGTGCTTGGCTAACACTGTTGATATTTGATACATCTCGTTAATATCATCTTTGCTGATCCTTTGATATAGATTATCTCCTACCTTAAGCAATGAATGTTTCTCAAACGCTTCTACTGGGTCTATATTGGATTCAGAATAAACGATATTCAAATTATCCATATACTCCGGCAATAATTCAGAATAATAATCTGTGCTATCACCAAGAACATCATCTATAGAAGATGCCAGCGTTGGAGCATAATTTACATCATTATGCCTGGCCACATAAATATCAAGATCCAGCATCAAATTATCTATCTTATTCAAAGATTCTTCTGTGCCATCATAAGTTTCCGATGTCCCTATTATATCTATGCCAAACCACGTACAAGCCTCTTCTATATCCCATATCATGCTTCTTAAATCGGATTCGGTGTCGGCATTAGCCCTATGTAAATAAGCCGATATACGAGCTCTTAGGAACTCTATTTTGCCGGAATTGTAATAAGAAAGATCTTGTAGCTTAGACAAAGATCTTCTCTTGCCTTCTACCATATCATCCCCTTCTATGTTTATTACCGGAATCTTATTCGTAGATGAAAACTCATCAAACATAGATTCGGCAAATTCTTTATCAGAAACGAATTTCTCAACCAGTTCAGGATATGAGTTTCTCAACGATTCAAAAGCAGATGAAAATTCAGAAAAGTTTTTTATGCCGGCTACTGTTTTACGCATAGCATAATAAAGCTCAGAAGGATTATATGGCACTTTTTTACCAAATTGGTTAAACACTCCCTCCTTGTAAACAATAGGACCATACTGATAGTCAACAGACATAAAATAATTATCCTTTTCCCTATCATGTTCGTTAATAGAACAATCTATTAACTTTCTCATGGAAGTCGAAACCTCATTTAAAACAGAAGGATCGGATAAGATACGACTTATCTCTGTTTCATCATACAAACCGGATCTCCTTAATTTCTGCTCATTCAGTATCAAACTGCCATCTACATAAAAATCGAAGAGGATAGCATTAGACAATGAAGACGCATTGAAAAAATAATGAGTAGACAAAAGGAAATCCCTTACATCCTTAATGTCCTGAGCCGTTAAAGGATCAGCAAAATAAGTCTGACGCTTCATATACGACAGCACGTCTTCTAAAAGAGGTTCGCCATTGGGATCGGTATTAAACATCTCCCCTGGAGCCGGGTTATTCCAATGACCGTAATACGACAAAAAACCAGGAGTGTAAGCCTTAGCCCATACCTGAAGAGCCCGCTCACTGTTTCCTAATACCTTTAAAGCACTTTCGTAAAGAACGGAAGGCTCCCCGTTAGGAGCCTTAACCCGTTTTATTTCATTTTCCTTTTTTTCTATCTGACATTTGACACCCATAATAATTAACTTTTTTTGCAAAGTTAATTATAAAACCGACTTATACAATGACGAATCCCAAACTCCTTCTATATAAATCTCTGGGAAACTCAAACCGCCATCACGAAGAGTAGTAACTTTCAAACTGGGAATATTAAAAACAGTGCAAACATCACCAAACTCACGGCTCAACTTAATAGCATTTCCGCTGTTATCAGCTTCATAATAACAATAACAATAATTTTCATTAATGTTTGGATCATATTCGTACCAATATGTTAGATCCTGTATATGATCTTCTATATTACCAATTTTGTTTTCACCTAATATAAAAATGCCATTATTGCTATGATGATAAACCATAGATTCATAACCACCATGATTCCAATCACTATTAAACATTATATAACTTTCTTCGGAATCATAATCTTTTAATACAGGCCCTATATGTATATGAATTTTATTAAACTGACATACATAAGGTCTTTTTCCTCCAAGCCTTTTTATATCTTCATTAGATAACTTATTATAACATCCTCCCACAAAATTATCCGCAGCATTAAAAAATCTCCTTCTCATACTCAACACTCCTTATTTAACTCATTTATCGAATCCGAATTATCAGAACCTTCTACAAGATTCTTATTCCTATCTATCTCTTCCTGGCTCATGTTACTCATCATATTTTGTATTTTTCTACCAGATTGAGATAAAGAACGGATGAATGCGCTGGAACTTATCTTAACTCCAAGATCCGGTTTTGCTCTAAACGCTTCGCCGGTACTGATATTATACAAATCATAAACACCTGAGTTCATGTAGAATTTGTATATCCAGTTTCCACCAGCTTTTTTGTACCCTAATTTGGTCAGCTCGACTACGCTCATACCAAATTTAATGCCATTACGACCCATTATCTTCTCTGGTATAGGTTCTACCTTAGCCGGAACAGATGTATATGCTTCATCACCGCCGTACAGGAAATAAGGGGTTGTTACCCTTGATATGTGAATAAGCGGCTCTTCGGATATACGAGGTTCGTTTTTTGCAGTCTTAGATTCTTTCCTTGGATTGGATATCCTAATAAAAGGATCGTATGTTAAAAAGGTTAAGCCGTATTCTACTTTATAACCTGATACGCCGTTAAGATCCCTTATAGCCTTAGTCGTATGCGAGTGGTTGATGGTGTCTATCCCGTACCTTGATTCCATATCGGTCATAATGCTATTAACCTCATCTCCCTCTACATAAATCTCTTCTCCTTCCGGGATAGAGGTTATGCCGGCAGCCCTTCTAAGTAACCATAAGGTAACTTCAGCAATGTCAGAGAACTTATCTCCGTTCTTCCTATAGTTATCTACTCTTCCTTCTTCAGATCCAGGTAAATAGACATCTCCCTCAGCTTTGCCATCATCTCTGGGTTGTCCTTCGCTTTTTCCATCTCCCTTTTTATCGCCATCTTCCTCAGTGCGTACTGCACCGCCTTCTGCACTTCCTTCTTTTCCATCATTTAAAATATTATCTGATTCTGACTCTATAGACTCCACGACAGCATCATACTCTGGTATGCCGCTAAGGAAATCTGCTACGTTATTCAAAAACTCTATTTTTTCCTCGTTTGTCATATCAAGGCTTTCCACGGGCTCCCATATGGCAGGCAAGTTGTTTGATTTTATTGCAGTAGAAACATCTTCTATAGTTTGGTTGTCCACCGTAGGCAAAACTTTAGAAACCAAACTATTGATATCAGATTCCATTTTTTCTACTTCCTCTTTTGTGCCATATTCTTTTAGGGTATCCATGCCATTGACTCTAAGAGAATAATTCAAAGCCTTGCTTGGAACAAAATTAATATATTTCAAAAAGTTTTTCAACTCTGATATAATTTGTTCGTCAGATCTTGGCCCAACATAATCAACCACCACCTGATCTGTTTGAGAACGAAGCCAAGAAACGTATTCTTCTAAGATCTTACCACCTTTACTGGAAGGAGTGGATATTTTATCACCTACTGTTCCTTTAGGTTCTAATCCCATTTCTTCCTTAAGGCTTTTAGGATTACCTCTCTCACGAAGAAACCTCAAATCACCTCCTACAATCTTCCTTGCTATAAAATCAAAAATATTAGCATAAGGCGGCAATCCTTCTTTTTCTATATGAGATTCTATTTCGTTTAATATAAGAGAGAATTTTTTCCTGGAGGTACGCTTCTTGCCAGGTAAAGACTGCGTAGCTTGTGCCGCAGGAGCCGGCTGAGCTAATGGCGCCGGCTGAGTCTCCCGGGCAGCCCCTTCCTCTGGCATTTCCTCTTCATAAACTTCCACATCTTCTACCTTAGAAGTAACGGTCTTACCCTCATCAGAGAAAGGAAGATCATCCTCTATAAGCGATTTAGGTCTGGAAGATGATTTGCCAAACTGAATCCTGATCTTAGGAGCGACAAACATCTCACCTTCGAAATCTATTCCAGATTCTACTTCAGACGTCACAATGTCTTTCACATTCCTGCTTTCATCTTCTACCCACTTAACAACATCAGGAACCGTAGATAATTTTTCTATAGCCTCACGAGCTTTTCTAAGCCCTGAAATAGGATTCAAATACGATACTTGATACGAAGCCGGATCAAGACCTAACTTGGTTAGATACGCATTAAGATCTTGTATGTCATCTTGACCCATCTGTAGCAATTCAGAATCACCAGATTCAAGCAGCATATCTATAAAAGACATCCATTTCTGCCCTTCCTCTGATTCTACAGAACGTAGGCTAACTGGGAAAAGATAATTAAGACCGTTTTTACCTTTGATGACGACTACCGGAACTCTTACATTTTTGTAATTATTCCCCTTGTCATTTAATATAGAACAAGCAAATGGGAAGCCTGTGTATTTAGATCCGTTCTTAAGCACGACTTTGCCATTTAATACATATCCAACATCAGATACTTTTTCAGCACCTTTTTCGGTAATAGGGAGATTTTCTATCTGGCCATATCCTTGACCGTTCACCTTCATGTTAAACACCGGTCTTCCGGGAAGGGTCTGGGCAACAACATGCGTGCCGACGCCGATGGTAGCCGACCGGCCGGCGTCCTTCTTCCACTTGTTAAAAGCCGTTCTTCTTATTTTACTTATACCATCTATGCCTCCTGTATCAGCTTTTACAACAGAAACGAATCTATTCCCACTCATGACCTTGATAACCATATTGGACACCAGTTTATTCTCAGCAGATTCTATTCTTTTTTTATCGCCGGACTGAACAGCATCATTGTATTCGGCAAAAAGAGACTGATTATAAGTATCATTTACATCTATTTCGAGATTAACCTTATCTCCTTTTTTCAAAGAAGATAATGCTTCCTGATCTATTTTATCTACCTCATTCTCTCCGAATCCGACACCCGTTCTGTACGGAACCAATTCATCTGAATCAAGACGCTTATAAACCAAAGAATAGGAATTACCCACGTCCTGAATAGACACGTCTGTGTAACGGTTAAGAACACGAGCCGATTCTTTGTCTATAGACCATCTCGCATGATAAGGCAGTTCAATTATAGTAGCCGTTTCTCCACCTATGTTAAGAGAATACCTTTTAGTACCATTAGCGTTCGTTTCAGAGCTTATTTGAATAGGAACCAATGATTTTATAGAAGATATAAATTTATCGGCTCTAAGACCCGCAATTTCATACCTTTCGTTGCCATCGTTGGATATTCTTCTAACCATCAACGTCTCTGGATTTTGGGCACTATCTATGTTAGCTCCAGGCGTATTATCGGATTCATCTAACTCATTTACAAGAGAATCTATATTGGTATCATCCTCCCCAAAATTACTTAACGTAGATTCGGAAATACGACCTTTATCAATAATCCTGTTTTGTTCGATATAAGGAAGGAGATCTGTGATGTTTCCAACCTGGCCAAGATCTTCTATGGTAAATACCGAATCAGCAAGCTTATCTTCGTCAACTTTCTCCCCTTTGTCCCGTCTGTTCATTATATCAACATACGAAGAAATAGCATCATCAAGTTCCTTCCTTTGATTTGGTTCCAAATTGGATTTAGCCATATCAATAATAGCTTTATTATCCTCATACACAGATCTCGGACTTGTAAGCCTATCAGCCTTTTCAGATAATGATTTTATGAGATTAACGGGACTGTCACCCAAAGACGATACATAATCATCAAAATCTTGTTTGTATTTATCATACACATCTTTTTCTCTCTCAGTAAGAAGATCGGCATTACCTGTATATAGTTTATCAATTATAGACTGCCTTACTACCGGAACCATAATAGGATTATCCATAGCAGCCTCATAATCTTCATCCGATACAGACTCCGTAAGCGGTGACTCTTTTATATCATCTTCTGCTTCCTTCATCCTATCTTCCCTTACTTTATCAAGAGCATGCATAAAAGCCTTGATAGTCCAAGCTTCGTCTTCCGAAATCTTACCTTCTGACACAGCTTGATCTACTACCTCATCAGTGTCATATTCACCAACTTTATTAGACTCTGCAAAATCAGGAACCTTGTCATCCCCCTTATAAGGAGTAGACCATAGAGAAGACAGCGCTTTTGAAAATCCCCTGTTTTCCTCAGCTAAGAATCTTTTATCAAGCATCTTAGACAAGAAATTATTCATATTCCTATAGTCCATCAAACTCCTACGGTATTCATTTACCAAGGATCTCATGGCTTTGTCTTTGGCTGTAAACTTCTTTTCCTGTCTTGATTTTACATTAAAATAATCATCAAAAGCCACAAGAGTATCATAGGCTTCTATTACATCTTGTGAACTTATGGGAGAAAGAGGAGATGATAAAACAGATTCGGTTTTACTTACCAACTCTTCTATCGAAAACTCTTTTCCTATTAACGTTGATAACTCAGACAACGAATTATTGTAATTGGTTCTAAGATCTTCCAATTCTTTGGTTTTTCGTTGTATGGACTCAGCTTGTGGGTCTTTTCCATCTACGTTACGAGGACGGGTGGCAAGATCTTCTATTTCGGATTCAAGTTCTTCTATCCTTGATCGTATGCCACTGATAGCCATCGCCCGCTCCCTCGCCCTGTCCGAAAGCCGGGAGAACGTACTTAGCGCATCTGCCACGCGAGGCTGTCCTGAAAGCGTTTCTATGACAGAAGCTATGTCTTTCATTCTTGATTCTGATTGAAGACCAAAGAAGGCATTACGAGCCACGTATTTTCTAAATTCAATCTTAGAGTCATCACCTATAAGATCTTCAGCAAAACTCTGAGCAGATCTGAAATCAGAAAGACGATTATTATAATTATCAATAATAGAGTCCTTGTATTTCTTTGCCTCTTCTAAAGACATCCCATTAGCTTCAGCTATTTCTGAAATAGGCATCATATCAACCATCTGCCTGAAATTCTCAGCCGAATCCTCTAAGGTCCCCATTTGATTATCAATAGACATCTTTTCAAACATAGCATCATCAAGTTCCTTACCGGTCATAGACTGAGCATCAGAACGAACTTGCGGACCTAAACTCATTGACTTCTTCAACGTATTCAAAGCCGCCGTATTAAGATTAGAAGATGCTTTGTTGTATTCATCCACCTGCCTCTCCAGTAATATCTGACTATTACTATACTCTTTTACCCCAAAGAAGCCTTCTCTCATGCCGAACAAAGAACCGATAATAGCACCTATTCCTATTTCAGTCCATCCTTCTTTAGACGTATATTGTTTTTTAAATCCGTCAGAAATAGCATCAAGAACATCAACGGCTCCATTCATAGCCACATTGTCATATCTTGACTTAACATATTCTTCAGCCGTGTTCTGGACAGCACCTTGAGACCCTTCTTCCCATAAACCTTCGGACACTGGTCTTTTCATGATATTGAAAACATTACCAGCTATCTTCTGTCCTATGTTAGGGTTGGTTATCTTAATAGCCATCTCTCCTGGCTTTGTAACTTCCGTCCCTAATCCAAATAGATACTTATTAAGTTTCTTTTCCAGTCCTGGTATAGCCTTTCCTCCTAATCCTATGTATTTACCAAACAAGAGCCAGTTGGACAATCCTACTATACCCATATTAGCTGCAAATATCGCACTACCTACATCAGCATTAGAATTACGAAAAACAGCCATTTCCTCAGCATTAGGATCACGACCATAAATTTTACGATAATAATCCTTGAAGTCGGACTCGGATTGTTTCATAAAAGAATTTGCTTCAACCGATGACTCAAAGCCGGCACTGGTAGCCAACAACGTCATGGTCTTAGCAGCCTCTCCTATATTCCTCCCGGTAGCAACTCCTTTCCTTACATAGCCGTTAAACACACTTTTGAGACTTCCTATACCTCTGTTGGCAGCTTGTCTTGCTGCCAGCTTAGCTCCGACTCTTCCACCTAATTTTGCGCCTATGTTACCTAATGAACCAACTCCCAGTCCTCCGGTCATGTATGCTGATATCATGGCCCCTACGGTAAAAGACATTCCGTTGCCAAGGACGTCATTCCATAAAAAATTACCAGTATCCTTAAAAAGCTTCTGACCAAAATTGTAATCTTCTACTTCTTTCTTGTAATAATGTGGAAGAAGCATGTCTATTCGCTGATCAAGATCACCAACAAACTTATCCATGTTCGTATTCAAAGCTGCCTTATAACTTCCCTCTGAAGCCATATTAATAAGCTTGTCTGGTAATGATATAGTTCCCTGGGCCCCATACAATGCAGACTTTAAGGCAAATTTACCTACACCATTCCAAAACTTACTCCAACCACTTTGCCTTCTGGCATAATAATCCTCATTATTTATACCTGGGATATAATTGGGATATTTTGTGCGCCATACCCCATCATTACCCATCTGATGACTTTCACGGATACTTACCTTCGGTCCATAGGGATTAAGAGGCGGCGGGGCAGGTGTAGCCCCCCTGTAGCTGTTACGAGCCAGTGCCTCCGAATAGCTGTTGCTTATCTCCTTGGCTATATACGGTTCTTCATACTGGGCAGCAGCTATCCTTGATGCATAATCTGGAAATTCAGGTTGAGCATACACGCCCTCTCCCGGCATATAATTAGGAACCAGAGGCGTTGTCGTCTCTGGTAATGTAGCCGGAGTGTAATTTTCTTCTTCGGCTAATTTCCTTTGCCTTGCCACATCTTCGTAAGTGGTTTTAGCAGCAGGATTATATCTATTTACATTACTGTCTGTTGCCATAAAGCTTTTGCAAAAAATCGTTCAACTTACTAAACTTATCGTTATTGTTGGGCGTAATATCCATCCCTCTCATGTACGGATCCCTCATCTGATCAAGACGCTCCTGAACAGCTTCCTTCACGTATTTTACAAAGAAATACTGAGGACACTTCTGGTGAATGTTATTCCAGTAATCCGCATACTCATCATTACCTGGATCCAAAGGAACAAAATCCGAGAATAACAATGCAGGATTTTTAGAATTTTTAGTCCTTTTGTCATAGAAATTGACCGCTACCTCTCTCAAACCCCTATCATCCATTCCTTCCAACTGAACTGATATATTATCAGACATGTCAATAAAATTATCAACAAGGGTTTTAACAACATTCATTTCTTCTGGCTTAAGGTAAGAACCATGTATTTTTACTATATCATAAAGATCATTCTTGACATCAGCCTTAGAAGCCAAACGGGGAAGACCATTACGTATAAGATACTTATCATAAGAATAACCTTCCTTCTTTCCCGTATCTACAAAATCACAGGTTCCAAAACTTGATTTGTAACCATCTACCGGATAATTGCGCTCTTCAACTGAAGGATCTATGCCTGCCTTAAGAAGCTCATCATTCGTAATCTCTACCCTTTCTGTAACATAAGAGTCTCTACCGGATCCTACTTGAGCAGTCAAAAATCTTCTGACAGTGCCATTATCTATCTCGGCGTCCATGTTGATGGTATTAATAGCAGTAGGATCCAGATTGTTTACCTTTCCTGCCATGTAACCAGACAATCTTCTAAACTGAGCCTTCTGCAAAGACTTTTCCGGTGAATCGGCATTCCAATTGTATCTTTTGTAAGAATCAAGGTAATGATGCTGAGATAACTTATCAGAAATCTGATCAGGAGATACAGACATTTTTATCTCATCCTGCATCTGACCCGCTATCATATCAGATACCCTACTATTTTTCTCAGCATATCTTAGCTGGGTAATAGTCAATGGCTCCCCTTCCTGATAATCTTTTAGATCTATATCACCGTCCTTATCTATGGTCATATAATCTGATATATTAAAATCAGGATCGCCGTTGAGTTTCTTCATTCCATTAATAAGAGCCAATGTACCAGTAGAAGAACCATTATTCTCGCTTGTAATAGCATCAGATATGTTTTTCCCCAACTTACCGGCACTCGCCTTAGCTCCTAATGACGGAGATATAGCACTAAGAATGTCTATCCCTCTTGAAGGATCCATCATATATTCTCTAAACTCTACGGCATCGGATACACCAGTTGTTATGGCTGTGGCGAGTAGGAAAGCTCCAGCCTTATCATCAGTATCAGTAAGATTTATAAAAGAATTTCCTTTCATGAACTTAGCATTACGAACTTTCCTGATAATATCCTTATTTTTTTCAGTAACTATATTATCTATTTGATAATCAGTTATATTATTTATAGCCTTTGTAGTTCCATTTGCCTTAGAATCAGAAACCAATAAAGCGTCATAAGCTTCCGATAATCTGTTATTGCCTTGTCCGAAATATCCATTTTTCTGACCTCCATTATTTTTTAAATACGAATACACTCGTTCTTCGGGAGTCATATTAGCATACAATCCTGGGTCAGTCTTTTCTTCTTCGTATGATGCTGCAACGATATTGCTTCTGTCTGTAGGAGATAATGAATTATATAGTTTCAATAAATTTGCTCTACGCTCTGTGGAAGAAGATGTGAGTTGTTCATAAGGGATATTAGCCAAATTAACAGATCCTATCTTACCCGTTCCAGAATTGATAGCCGTAGGCCCGTCCATAGGAGCCATCGGCACTCCTACACCGCCTGCTCCTCTTGTGCCTCCGGATGAGCTTTCAGTGCCCATCTTGGAACCGTAAGTACGCATGTATTCGGTTTCAATCTTAGCCTGAGCAAGCTGCTCATTCGCCAATGATATTTCAACCATAGACTTGGCATTGTCAGTCAAAAACTTTTGCTGAGCCCTATCCTCTGCCAATCTTGCAAAATAAAGATCATCTTTCTTCCTTTCAAAACTTGTATTGTCGTATCTCCATGCATCAGTCATCTTATCGAAAAGATTATTGGTAACAACAAAATTAGCAGCCGCTACCGGATCTGATGAAGCTATTATCATATCTGCCTCCCTCTTGGCTTCTGCTTTCTGATTTTTAGCTTCCTGTATCTGACTATCGATACGATCAATAATATCCTTATTATCCCCTACTGATTTCTTTTTTGCTTCCAATGCTCCTATGTGCCTATCGTATCTTTCGACATAAGACCCAATGTATCGACTAACCAAATCCGGATTACTGAACACCGGATTGGTAGCTGCCATGTATGATGCTTCTATTCTCATCTGATTCCTCATGTTTTCAGATAAGTTAGCAGACACAAAATTCCTTATCTGGGAATCAGTAAGCTCATCTACGTTGACTTCTATGATTCCACCAGTAGGATTACCTTTAACATCATATTCTGTTGTCTGAATCTTCTTGCCTTCGTTGTTTTTCCTAAAATCACTGACCAGCTTATTTATCTCCTTAGTATAATCGACATAAGGAGAATAATGAAGACCTCCCAACCTTGATCCTGCTTTACCATCTGACCTCCATTTGTAATAAGGGTCCAAAGCATGCCATTCATTAATAGGAGAATAAAGTTCAGGATGATTCTGTTTTATAGATTCTATTTCCTTCATAACCCTCTTGCCTTCTTTTGTGCCGGCAATCGCGTTAATGACCGTATCATCTAACACCGAACTTATCTCTCCTTGTATGGCTCTCGTAACACCATCAGAAGAAAGATCCACGCCTTTGAATTTTTGATTGATGTTAGCAATCACACCTGACATCTTATCTTCCATATAAGCGCGGGCTTCAGGCTTATCTATCTCTTGACCCATAAGATAATCTACCTGGGTATAGATCTTTTCACGAGCAGCATCAACCTTCTGCTGTTTGTACATCATGACGTCCTTAACAAGATCTATGTTGTAAGGACTAACATACGGGGCATATTGCCTTAAAATACTATACTGTGAAGCCACTATTTGGTCCTCCTTCTTCTTTTAGTTTCATCATCTTCTTCATTTAAACTTCTCAAGTAAGGTGTAGAATAATCACCCATATTCATCACATCCTGATTACCTTGAACGTAAATAATTTGGCCACTTGGAAGCATTCTCATATTCGGAGCTATGGAAGCTATGGTATTCAACGATGTACGAACATTGAACTTATTCTGTATTTCGCTGTTTATGCTATCATAATAACGAGCAAGATTTTCATCCCTTATAGCCATAGCCTTCAATAACCCAGATTCATAACGTTGCCTTTCCGCTATGTTCTTATCGTCTGTCTGAACATAAGCCATTTCATTGAATCTATCAGCTTCGTTTATTTGCCTTGCGTTATTGAAATTTACTTCGTTAATGTACTTGGCTATATTGCTTCCGGCTATGGCGTTCATATTAGCCAGAATAGCGGAGCGCTGGGAGTCGGGCACGTCACCTACTGCGTCCAACTGAGCCGATGTCGCGCGGTTGAGCTCGTTGATATACTGATCAGCAGATTGCAGAACAGGATCTATTCTCGGAGCCTGATGCCTTTCCAATCCCTCTATCTCTAATCCGGTATCAAGCATCCTCAACATCTCAGGGAATATAGGGCCTGATAAAGCAGGGCCGATGCCTTTGCTTCTGTTTGTGTCATCTTCTTCCTCGGTTTCCGTTTCTACAGTAGTATTAATAACAGGATTTTCTTTCTTCACTTCTATCCTGCCTGGAGAACCTGGATTGGGAAATTTAGAATCGGTTCCTACAGGTTCAGCTTCTATAGGTTTTGATGCTGGGTTTACAGCTTCTAAAACAAAGTCTGTTTCTGACATCAAACCGCTATCTTTTAAAGCAGCAAACTTATTATAATCGGCACCCAGAATCTTCTTAGCTGCATCAGATTTATCACCAAATAAGTCAACATAATTCTTTATCCCTTTTTCGTTTAATAATCTCTTTTGCTCAGGAGTAACTACATCCAATCCATAAAATGATCTGGTTGCCGTAGTTTGTCCAAATTTGTCATCTACGGCAAATGAGTTATATGCCGATTTACTTCCTTGATCATACTTACCGGCATCTTCTCCCCAAAATCCGTATTCGTCTCTAAATTTCTTAGCTTTCTCGGCATTGGCTATAGCACCTGATTCCGCCAAAGCCCATAGGTTATTTAGTTGGCTATTGTATCCGGTCTGGAATCCTTCTGTATTAAAATCACCATCTGTATTGTATTTATTAGCCCAGCGGTTAATATCAAGCAAATTAGAAATAGCCTTGTTATTTACCCTACCATAACCGGCACTACTTCTGTGTTGCAGGTTTTGATTAGAATTTACACCAGAATCAGGATTAAGAATCTGCTCTCTGTCCGCAACATCTACTATAGACATATTAAGAGCGCGTCCAAACTGCTTCATTAAAAGCTGCTGTACTTTCTTACCCCACTCTATCTGTTCTTTGGTAGGGCCGCCTTCAGCCATTTTTCTAACTCTCCTTACATACTCATCGTATATCCAATTTTTAGCATCAGATTCAGATATGTTAAGAGCCTTAGCCTGTTTTCTTACAGCATTTAAATCGACTTTTCCGCCATCTCTAAAGAAAGTATCTATCTTTTCTTGGCGCTTGGATTCCTCTTGCTTGTTATAGACAATATCAGCAAAAGATCTGAATTGTGCCTCAAGTTCGTCTATTTCCTTTTGATTATCATTTACGTACTTGGAAAGAATGGACTTATTCAACTCAGAAGTGTTTTTATCCTTAACATCCTTATTCTTTTCCAACCTCTTGAAAACACGTTCCTGATCATCATACTTTTCAGACAATCCTATTTTTTTCTTATACCTATCAAGAAGCGTAGCATACGTATCTTTTTCCGTAGCTCTAATGCCATAATTTTCCCTTACGTAAGAAGCAAAATCATCATCGATAGTACGGTAATCTGAAATAATATGAGCTTCGGGTAAATCAACGGGAGTGCCGCCGTCTTCATGCCTGTTACCTTTTGCCTCCATAGGACCAACATCATCCGGAGTTAAAACATATTCCCCTTTTTCTATCTCAACATTGGCATTACCCTCCATAGATTTAGGAAGAGGGTAAATGTATTCTCCTGTCAAATCAGAAGAATCTATTCTCTGTCCATTACCCAGGTTTATTCCACCACCTTCACGTTCCCATCGGATAAACTGCTGCCGGCGCTCTTTTGCAAGCTTTTCCCTCGCCGCCTGCTCGTCCCTACTGGCTGCATACGCAGCAGATGAAGCCCCCATAATATTACGAGCAAGACCCATGCCAAGACTCAATCCCGAAAAAGCGGCCTGAGCCACATTAGCACCAACCTTATTACCGGCTCTTATTCGACCAAGGCTTGTACCGAACATTTGAGCTCGACCTCCAAGATCAGGAGAATAATAAGGAGCAGTCATAGGATCCAGAGGATTCCCATCTTGTGATCGCTTTTCATTTGATTTATTTTCTTCTTTATCAGCACTAACAATAGTTCCTTTGGGCATAGACTTAGGATCGAACGTATTGTTATTACTTACATTCATAATCGGAATAGAAGGTTCTTGTATTTTTATAGTAGAATAGTCAGGACCTATAATATTGTTAAATCCTGCCTCCATCGTATCTATTTCCGAATTTATCTCACTCATACCAGGAACATTAGACATGTCCATATCAATATATGGATTAGATGTCGTATCAGCCTGTTGTGTAACATCCTGAACACTACCACCAGGAGCGAATACCGGACGATTTTTTATGATTCGTAATCTCATACCATCTTTTTTCACAAAGATAAGAGAAACGAACGAGAAAATCCAACGTTATGGGATACGTTTAAAAATCAATCATGTACGACAGACAAACCACCAGAATCAGGGTCGTACTTAAGGCCGCATGCCCGGCGATAGTTCTTAAGCGCTCTCTTATACAAAAAAAGCACTGTCTTGGAAACTATTTTCTTCATAGACTTGGTTAAAATCTCTTCTGTTGAAACAGACATCAGACAGCTATTCAAGAACGACCTGACATTGGAACCGAACAAGGTCTTCACCAGTTTTCTAAATGTTCTAAAAAGGTATGATGCCGAAAGAGCCTTTAATCCATTACGAACCAGTCTCTTATTTAAATACGAAACAGCCTTGTCAGATAGACATATCCTATTCTTTCCTTCGCTGTCTACCTCTGACGAGAACCACGAATATAAGGTGGTAGGATGTTTCTTGAGATGATTGATAAAGGAAGTCATTATCCCTTCTTTTAAAGCCCTTTTGTGGGCTACGCATGCAGCAATCTTCTCTTCTCTTTTTAAAGAGCTATCAAGGCATCTAAACACCGTCCTATCGTCTCCAATGAAATATTGAGGACGCTCTACCTTAAACTTAGCTCTATAGGCGGCATATCCTTCCTTACGAAGCATATCTATCTGAGACCGGATATAGAACCTTACACACTTTTCTTCAGCCTCTTGCACGCTTTTAAGATAAGGAACTGACTTTCTTCCATATCGGAGATAGTCATAAACCATAGCCTCAATAAAGTCATTGTACGGAAAAAATCTTCCAAAGCCAAAGTTCCAAACGACGAAACATCGCACTCTATCTTTCCAGTAATCAGATATGATAAAATTACTACAATATCTCAACTTCCTGTCTTTCTGATAGAAATGATGAGTATGTTTGTCATAAAATAGATTAAAATATCTCAAATTGCCTAAACACTGACCGGCTGGGCGGCGTACTACATTATACCCTAAGTTGCTGAAGCTATTGTATATAACTTCTATCGGAGAGACCTGCTCTTTCTTGAAGAGCTTGTCGTGTAACTTGTGAGGATCTGTTATTTCTTTTAATTTTGTCTCCATGTTGTTTGTTTTTTAGTGCAAATATATGATTTTACATAAAAAGAAGAAAATGCACTGCCTTGTATCCGGTTTGAGAGAAATAGGATACAAGGTTTTTTGTTTTATGACGATTTGGATAAGAGACGAAAGAACGGCTCGAAACGTAACCGACTGACCGTCAGGGGTGGGACATCAAATCTTGAATTAAAACTACGCCTATTAATAGTCTCCGTTTTCCTTAATATTAAGACCATTTTCAATGATCTTACCCATTATATTATTTATATTATTTTATATACTTTACCATTTATTCATATAATTGTTTGCAGTGAATGAACTTAACGACCGAAGGGAGTTGAGTGAGTGAACAGATTGACAAATTACTTTTTCCGTCTATTGTGTTGTTTGCCTAATTGTGTGAAAAGATTGAGTATCGTGACCGAAGGGAACGATACGAAAGAACTTATAATATTCAAAAACGACTGAACCTATCGACTGAAGGGAGATAGGTGATGGAGTGACGTTAATAATTATATTAGGTAGCCAGTAGAGAATTAGGCAGGCTGGTAGGCGAGACGGGCTCCCATGCCCGTCAGGACAGTGGAAGTACGTAGGTCTGTTCTGTTAAACAAAGGCGATGATAGTTCCATCCTTCACGAAATCGCACAAAAAAGCCGGATTATCTTGATATCGTTCTTCAACCTTCGGTATCCGTATAACGAGTCTCAAATCCGGCTTCGCTTTATTAATATGAGAAATAAAACAATCTTGTTCTAATTATCAGTGACGCCTTTAATGCGAAGTTGTATATTGGGAAGCACGGCATTAATCAAAGCCATTTTCTTATCCTCTTCGCTTTCTTTTTGATGCTGTCTATACATCATGCTGTAATCACTGTCATCACCATCCTTTTTCCCGTCTAACGTCAGTAAATGATTTACGATGTCTTTACCATACGTTTCAGTCCATGTACGGAATCTCTCTTCCTCGGACTGTCTCTCCTGGGACTGGGCTTCCGGGTTAGGGAGGGCGGCTGCCACTTCTACCTCTGGAAGTGTTACCGATGCTGCTATTTCTCCATCATCTCCGAATCCCATTTGACCATACAAAGATACGGAATTTTCTTCAATTTCCAAACCAAGATTTTTAGCAACTTCCATAGCATAGTCATAACGATCATCATTTCTTATAACACTCTTATGAGGACGTCCTGCTCCTTGGTTCCAAGCTACTACAGCATCCTTAAGGTTATCGGCGTTCATAAAATCCTGCCGGCTGTAGTTGTAATACCCTGGTCCTTCTTTTCCTTTTCTTGTGTACAAGAAATTAGAATATCCGGTTTTCCCTTCGTATTCGTCAGCCAAGAACTCAAGTTGGTCTTTGAATGTGGGTGTAGAATGACCTTTCTTTTTGGCGTGCTTGAACAACTTATCCATGCGCTCATTATGCCATTGCTGTATGCCGTATGATGTTCTGTTGTCTCCATATATGTCATCTTTAAGGCCGGATTCAGCCATGAGGTTACCTATGATGGCGAGCGCCTGTATCTTGGACATGCCGCGCTTATTAGTAAAGTATTCATATGCTTCACGCTGCTTGCCAACTACGCCACCTTCCTTCTTGATGTTGGTATTGTATCTCTTTCCATTCCATGTAAATTCCTTAAGACCTCTTTTCCTGGCTTCTTTAAAGGCTTCACCTCTTGTAGTGGAAATAGAGTCTTGTAGCTCAAGATCATTTTTTATTCCAAGAATAGCATCAACAATAGTATTATCATTTTTATCAACATTATCCAAAACATAAGATTGACTTATCAAATTTGATACGCTCTTTCTGTTTTTATAAGTTCCTTCTTTATCTGATGGAGCTTCAAAAGCATATACAAGTGGATACGAATAATCCGTATCTGGATCTTCTGACATAAATTCGTTTACTGCATGAATAGCTTTTTTGTATTTAGTATCTTTTATACTATACTTCCCAGCATCTTGAACATGATCATAAAATCTGTCTATCATATAGTTGATATATCCACGCTTATCGCTCTTAAATCTCTCTTTATCTCTTTCAAACTCTTTTGGCGGATATCTTTTGTAATATTCTTGAAAAAGTCCCCTAAATTTTCCATCCTCAGATACAGCGTAGGGGTTTCCACCAGATTCTTCAATAATATTTCCAAGTACGGCTTCTATCTGGCGTTGATTAAAACCTTTATCATATAAAGCATCATAGATCATATTCATCCCTTCTACGTCCATAGTACGATGCTTACCCACACGCTTCATATTTTCATATTTGGATTTGAATAAATCCCAATCTATTTCCGGCTTAGAAGAATCCCCTCCTTGTTTTTTGGATCTTATCTCCATCCTTTTATCCAAATCATTCTTTGAATCAATAATGGATCTAAACAGGATCTTGTTTGGATCATTCTCTTCGTATGGGATTTTATCTTCTACATAATCCCTTATTTCAAAAGGATATCCTATTGTATCAAGAGTCTTAGTAACAACCCCAACACCAAAAGGTTGATCGCTTCTATAAAAATCGTACTTATCTTTCACAACCATCCTACCTCTATCATCACGGTACATGGTAAAACTTGATAAGCCTGATAAATCATTTAAATCTCCGTAAGCATCCGGTATAAAATTATATTCGTTAAATACCTGATGTTCCCCGGTTCTGGCTTTTTTTAAGAGATCTATACCCTCTTCTACCATTCCAAGTTTCCTACTTGTTACATCCCTTAACTCCTCCAAATCAGATACGTCCTTGCCTGCAACTTTTCCATCAATTATCTTATTATCTAAGGAATCAAGCTCCTTTCCATATTTTTTAGCCATTTTCTCCCACCCACCATTTATCCTGTCAGATATAATGGATTTGATATTGTCTGGTATTCTAACAATCCCGTTTTCCTCTTTCAGGTTATTTGGTTGGTTTAAGAATCTAAACCAAAGATTTTGACTAAAATCATCTACATTGGCTTTCGGAACATCTTGACCAAAAAATTCCATTATTTTGGTTTTTAATCCTCTTTCATTGGCATATACATCAGGTGTTATATTAGATGCCAGATATTCTCTAAGTTTTACAAACGGACCAATTTTATTCCATAATGTTTTTGGTTGTTTGTCCTTTACGTAATTTTTAGTTTTCTTTGCCATCTTTATCTTTCTCTAAGAATCCAAACATTTCACCTGCGCAATTACCAACAAATCCAGCTATGTAAGCTGCGTGTTCATCTTCTCCCACTTTAAAACCAAGAGACATATTACAATATTGGCATACCGACATAGCTGCATGAAATGATTCATGACATATGTTTTGTATAGTCATATCATTCTCACTTTGAAAATTCCATAATAACTTAAAAGCTCTATCATCTCTCTTATCACGAACAAGATTCATAAAAGAGACTTCTGAATCTAAATCGCCTTCATCTCCCCATTCTCCTTCATGATCCAATTCTGCATTCTCAAAACGATCACACAATGTTTTGTAATCTAACCCTATGGTGATAATCAACTTTAGTGGATATATCACAAAATCAAATTCTTTTTCTTTCATTTTTCTTCCTCCTTCTTAAATTTGTGGTAAGCATCACAAACCTTGTCAACCAACCATCCCATTAGATAGGCAGCGTGCTCATCTTCTCCGGCGTCAAAACCGTAGTTAATATTAAGATACTTACAATGACATACTCCCATAGCTAAAGCAAATGGGATTCTTGGATACAAACGTATGGAACCCCGGTATTTCTATCGCTGGAATTACCCATACTCTCCAATTCGGAAATGCCCTTCCGAAGTATATTACGGGCTGCAAGAACATCACGGTCGTTAATTGCGCCGCACGCCGGGCACACCCACGTGCGGTCGCGTAACGACAATCCTTTATTAATGCAGCCACATTCGCAAGTTTTGGAAGAAGGATACCATTTGTCAATCTTGTGTACTATCACTCCATACTTTGAAGCAACATACATTAGCTTATCAATAAAAGAAGAATGGCTAAGATCAGAAACCTTCTTTCCCCACAAACGCTTCATTCCTTCAATGTTTAAATCTTCAATAAAAATATAATCATATTGTTTGCATAACTGGTGTGCTAATCCCCATTGAAAATCCGATCGAAGATCTTTTATTTTACGATATGCTTGTTGGAGTTCAAACAGTCTCCTTCTTCTATTGTTGGATCCTTTCTTTGCATTAGAAAACCGTTTGTTTAGTTTTCTAATCTTGTTTTGATATCGTTTGAAGAATAGTGGAGAATCGATTTTGCTACCATCGCTTTTAGTTAGATAAGTTTTCAGCCCAAAATCCAATCCGATAGATGCACCATCATGTGTCTTTCTATAAGAGTTTGAAGGATTATGGTCTGTAACTATAATCAAACTAAAACGTGAACAGGTTTCTCTAACTATTCTAATTTGTTTAACATTACCTTCATAAGGTCTACTGTATGAGAATCTAAATCGTTTCTTTCCTTTGTTAATTGTTAGAAAATTACCATTCAGGGTAAAACCTCCTTGTTTGAAAACAAAAGAGTTGAAACAATCAGCTCTTTTGAACTTAGGTGGTCGTTTAGCCAACTTTTTAAAGAAACGATTATAAGATTCATCAAGACGTTCAAGTATTTCTTGTGTTGTTTGAGAATGAAGAAGATTTTTTTTAATTCTTTTGGTAAAATGTTTCTTCATTTTACCAATTGATATATATTTCCCAAACAGTTTGTGATACCTACGTTGTAGAGCTAACGCATGATTCCATACAAAACAACATTCACGAAGCATCTTGTCAAGATACTTCGTTTTCTTTGAATGATAGATATTGTATTTGTATGAAATCATTTTTTATCTGTAATTTTGATTCAAAATTAATCAAACCAATTCATCCACCTACTAAAGTATGGTGGTTTTTTTTTGGTTAAATAATCATAAATAAAATAGCCGAAGAATGCCACCATCCATTCTCCGGCTTATTATAATGGAAATCTTATTATGAAAACGATACAAATGTAAGATTTAGATTTTAATCTTCCTAATTTCTTCAATCATATTCTTATATCCGCAGAACTTGCTGCTAATAACATCGAAAATAGATTCTGACCAGCCAGCTATGTTCAAGATATTAGATCCTCTGTAAAACATCTCACTTCCATATCCTTGAATAGAAATAGAAACGATCTTGCAATTTGGATTCACTTTTTTGAACCCTTTCAAAAGTTCGGCGAATTTACCATATTTATAATTGGAACTTTTCTCCCATACAACAGATTCACCGTCTCCTATCTGCATATCTGAAATAACGTACAAGTTATCTACTTTGATCTTATCTTTAACGCACTTATCCAAGAATGCAAAAAGACCGTTTTCAGTGGCACTACCGCATTCTCCTCCGGCAGTAAAAGATTTTTTGTTATTCCATAAAACACCTTTACTTCTATCATATTCGTAATTGATAAGTTTGTCACCAAACATACCAATAAATACGTCAGGAAGCACAGATGCAATCATACAGCCGAACAAGTTACCAATGACAGCCGTACTTGTTTTGCTAAAGGCAGACACTTCAGAAGATCCTCCCATATCTCCACGTACAGAGCCAGAGTGGTCAATCAGGATAGCCGACCGCCCCTCCAACACCGGCAGGTTTTTGCAGGATATGGTTATGGCTTTTTCCAACGCATCTAAAATCTTATATTTATTACGCGCTGTTAATTTAGCACGTTTTTTATCCGACTCAAATACAATATCATTTTCGGAACCATCAGTGTCTATATTTTCAACCTCTTTGAAAGCTGAAGCAAAGCGGAAAGGAAGCATCTTCGAATTAAGTACCTTCTCTTCTATTGTAAGCTGCCTACAAACTTCATCTATTTGATCAGGCGCGTATTTGATTATGTTTACAAGGTTACGAACCATATTAAAAATAGGCATACCTTTTACATTGGAAACCACGTCCCGAATAGCGTCACCTAAAGCTTCTTTCTTTTCCTTATTGTCTTTCTTATCCTGTCCGGCTTTAGACATTTCTTTTTCAAGAATCTTGCTTTCGTATAATCCAGACAAAGACCTACCTTCTATAAGGTACTGGAAAGCCGTTTTGTTAGCCTGATTGCCTTTGGGGTGAAATAAGTTTACGAGGTCAACCATAGTAATGACCCTACTGTCCATCTTGTACTTGTCAATCCGATACGGATCAAGACCTTCCAAAGCCGTCTTAAATCCTTTCTTAATAGCACTGGATATACTTCTTAACTTCTTTGGATTTTTGCCGTTAAGAGCCGCATAACAGCCAAGGATTTCGCTCATATCATCAGGACGCATAACGATCTTGTTATAGAACCTTGAAGCCCATTCCTTACCCGATGCTTTGCTGGCAAGGACAGAAGCCATAAGATGCGTTACCGACCTAAGCTTTCCTTCTTTCCTGACATACAATGCTGTTTGTGCTGCGAAATACGGATCTACTTGATCCATAAGGTCCTTAATCCTGTTCACCTTGTCTTTTTCTTTCTCATAATAAGAATCAGATAACATGGTAGTCATTACCGTAGATACCAACTCTTCTTCTGCGTTAGGCTTATACGCCTTCTCGCCCATGTGATTCACGATCGTAGGTTTAACACCTTCATCCTTTTTGTTAAACTTTCCCATTTGTTGTTTTCTTTAAAATATTATACAAAAAAAGCAGTGATATTACTACCACTGCTTGAAAAAAAATATATCAAAATGAATACTCAATGAGGGAAAAGCTGAAGTTAGTGTAAACAATGAAATAATGGATTTGAACCATCGACCTATACTTTAAAAGAGTATCGCTCTATCCATCTGAGCTAAATTCGAAGTAACTAACCCCATCACCACTCATTAGTTTTTATATATTTCAAACAGAGGAAAAGCGGAGCCGGATCTAAAATGAAAATATTGGATTCGAACCAATGAAAAACTTTTTTACCTAAAGCCGTGTTAGCCACTACACTAATTTTCGAAGTAACCGAACTCCTCACCATCCGTATATGTTGTTAAAACAGGGATAATTTGGAAGGTGTTTGAAAGGAGGTTTTAATCTACCAACTGATCTAATCTTTCTTGCATGAAAAATACAGGACTCGAACCTGTGACACAAACCGAAGTATCACCTTCCATCACCACTGTCTTATATTATAATCTCTCTTGATTACGATGCAAATATAGACACTAAAATATGATTTACAAATTAAAATGATTTAAAATATATTAATTTGAATAAATTATTTTAGAGTCATAATTGGATTACCCCATCTCTTTTTCCACTCTTTACCTAAATACATTCTTAATTCTTCGAATGAATGAACAAACTCTCCATCGATTATAGCTCCAACTGCATTCTCTATTGATATTATTTCATTTAACTCATTCTTCGTTGCAAAATTTCTAATCCCATCTTCATGTTTATTAAAAACAATAAAATTTATGGCTTTGGCTACTATTTTTATCTTATCAGATAATTCGCTTTTGTTTTTTATTAAAGAGGAAACAGATTTGCACATCTTAATGTAAGCTTCACCAGCTATATTTCTATTTTCTATAAAATTGTCGGTAAGCCATAATATAATCTTAGCATATATTTCAGGATCTAACTCTAAGGCTATCATAACGAAAAAATACGGATTAACAAACCATTTTTGATCTTTTCCTTTTCCTCTCCTGTATGCCATCCCGTATTTCTTCAAATCAGTTAATTTACTTATATTCAATGAATTATCTTTGAGTGTACGATATCGTACAGTACAAGTCAATTCATTGATATTCAATTCTTTAATTAATGCATTCATTTTCTCTTGAAAAGACGACGTAGACATTAAATGGTCGAGTCTTTTAGGCTCCAACCCCATAGCCGCTCTTTTCTGTGACAATACATCCATAACCTCTGTTATACACACAAAACCATCTTTTGACATAACAGAAATGTTTCTACCTAATAATTCTCTACTTTCTGATTGTAATAATACGTTACTTTTCATAATTTTACACCGTTTTATTGTTAATAAATAAGCGCCTACCTGTCCGCGATGGATCGATAGGCGCTACAAATATATTCAACTATTATTAAATCACAAAATAAAAACTACTTATTTTCAACTTGTTAAATATTGTAATTTATCTATTCTTAATCTTATCTTCAGAAATCAACCACTGGAATATGATTTTCCGGTTACTAATTACTTTCTTTATCCTCATCAGCATCCAACTTCCCCTTAACCTATCCAGCCATGACCGTCTGAAATTAAGAGCATCAGGATTAACTGACTTATTTATATCGTTATCGTCCTTGATCCAGATAGGTGTTTCAGATCGGTCATCGTCAACCCTGTTGAAGAAGTCATTTAACTTATGTCTTCTATATACCTCAGTATCCAGGACCTCAGTATGGTCACCTACGATCTTCGGATATGATATACGTTGTGCTAAATTATTCTTTTCTTCTGGAACAAGATGAATTTCGCCTGAGTTGTTTGTGTCGTTGTAGATAGTTATCGTATCTAAACCTACTTTCCTGTCAAGAGTGTAATTCACATCATCTACGTATTTCCTTGCATCAAGCTCGTATTCTACAGAAGCCAGCGTAGAACCGTTATATTTCTCTTTTATCGGCACTTCTAATATAAATGGATATGTTGCTCCGTAAAATGTCTGAAAGCTCTTATTCGTCAGCAAATGGCTCCATAAGCCACCTTCTTCATCCGATGCCGGGAAGTTTATTCCTGTCTGGAAATATTGTTGCTGTTCTATATAATAGTCGGGACAGAACGAATAATAAGAAATCCATTCTTGCTTCAGACACGAATATCCGATAGTGAACGACACGTCTTTAAAATACTGTTCGTCTTTTAAAGATATTTCCTTATCGTTTGATAACACCTCTGTTTCATTGTACAAGAACCTTCCACCATCATATTTGTAATATGCCGGGTTCTTAACAGGTATATAATCTTTTTTCGTGATAAGTACTCTCTTATACCTGTTATCCCATCCAAGAGACAGACCAAGACCGATAAATTTATTGTCTGTATCTTCTTCTGTCATCTCTGTGCCGGTTAAGATATTAGTTATTCCGTATCTAAGAATCTTAAACGGAAGATGACGCTTAAGCCAATGTCTGATACCTACACTAAGTTCCTTGAGATTACGTCCGTTCGGATCGGTCATAAACACTTGTGCTCTTTTAGTATCTACCCAGAAGTGACCAAATTCTGAACTAATTATTTCAGTGCTCTGGGTTCCAGAATAACCGAGGTCGGTCGTGTTGTACTCCAGAGGCCGGGACGCGAACAGACCGCCGGTGCCCATCTCAGCCTGCCCTGGGGAGGTGCGCTCCTTGATTACGTCTATGGCGTTATGGAGTGAAACCTGATCCTCGAACCTGACAAGAATCTGATCGGATTCAATACGCTTCATGTGAATAAGCTTCCCGTTGTTGGTTGGGAACTCATGATAGTCCATAGGCTTGTACGTTAGCCACGGATCTGTTTGACTGTTTTCAGATACGTCAGCCCTACTCCATATAACACCATTAGGTCGCTGGTAAGCACAATCATAAAAACGACGTTCGTATGTTGCCGGCAATACATTAGGTGTTAATGTCATTCTTGATGAATAGATAGGACTTATCTTGTAATCATTGTCCCTATGGATAGATACGTTCTTTTCTTGTGTCCACCAAGCAAAATCACCATGAGCCGGATAAAACCATTCATGGGGCTCTACTCCTTCTAATCGGAAATTGCAATTTATTTCCGATTCTACAAGGAATTGAGGGATACCATAAGACCACAGATAAAATCTACCATCCACATATTTCTTAGCCTCGTTCTCACCATTTAAATTATACAAACTTTTTCTATTTGGATAAAAAGAATACGTTCCTTTGCTTGATGATGTCCAGCTATTAAAACGTTCGTTGTCAGTATGCTCAAGCATATCTTCTCCAGTATCGTAATTAACGAAATACTTGGGAAATCCGACATTTCGGTAATCATTGTAAGCAAATGGTATCATATCCCCTATACCAAAAGCAGTATTATAAAAAAATGGGAATTTCCGTTTCATGGAAAACCTCGATATGTAGGTGTCACCGCCAAACAGCGGTTGTTTCCCTCCTTGGAAGAATCCACATCCTCCTACTGATATCCATTTTATGTCTTCTATAGCTCCATACTGATCGGGTCTGTACCGCATAAGCTTCATATACGGAGAACAGATATAAGACAGCATCTTCGTCCTTTCAAAAGATTCTTTAGATCCAGCATCAGAAGCCATGATAACAGGGTCATGGATACGACTTGTATCATATACCTGGGCTTGCATAGGATACGATACAAGATACTTTGAATTTAAGATGCTTGTATCAGGATCCTTTTCTCCCGGATCTCCAAAAGACAAGAACATGGAGGATTCTCTATCTATGTTATTTATAAACAAGAAATCTTTTGAAGCGTTTTGGTTATCATCACCCACATCTTCTCCAGTAACCCAAGATGATGTCGTAGATGGGTCGGATATGGGGTACATGCCTGATTTAAGACTCTTGGTGTTAGCCAATCCCCTTAATCTGTTTTGTTCGTATGGAGCCGTATCATCGAAGCCCATCATGCTATTGTAGTAACCTACAGACGTGTAATAAAAAGCATGGTTTCTTCTTGGGCCATTGTTTATGAATGTCGTGAGCCAATCATATCTATACTTACCATACAATACCGGTCTTTTAGCAAGCGTATCAGATATGGTGGCAATCATTGAAGCAAATATCATTGCCATATTGATATTACCTATCACACCTACATACGCAGACGTAGAACGGTTCATAAGCTCTTCCGCTATCTGAGAAGCTATGGTGGCCGTAGATTCGATGTTAGCCAACGTAGCCGCCATCTTATATGATTGTTTCCCTAATATCGTCCATTTGGGATGATCTTCAACCTCATCAAAGTTTCCTACAGACATTCCCCTTATAAAACCTTCTATAGCCACCTCCGTAGGGGTTTCAGGCTTATTGAAATAAATATCAGGAGAACTAAATGCATACCACACGTTTCCTTTTCTGAAAAATGGGTGGGTTATAAACGATACCCTTTTTTCAGTTGCGTAATTAAAAGAGTCATCCGATAAATCATTATACGGATAATTAGGATACAGATTAAGATTCGAGTTTTGACCTGAATACCTGTACATGTCGTAAGCTATTCCGGTAGCTATAACAGAACGATTAAGGCGTCTGTCACCTCTATATATCTCATAGCCTGTAACCATATCTCGCTGCTCTTTGGTTATCAATCCGGAATCTACAGCAAAATCAAGGAAGACGTTAATCATATCCTCGTCTACTAATATTCCTATAGGATAAATATCAGAAGGAACATCATAAGACCTAACATCCCGATTCATGAAAAGCATATGATCGTTGTCCGGGAACTTATAATGCCGGATAGGTTGTTGACAAAAGACGGTACTGGTATCTACCGTACCATATTTATGACCTTTAAAAGACATCATTCCCTTATCATCCGTAGAAGGGGAACCGTAGTATTCAGTAAGCTTGGATACGATATTGTCGTAAGCTTTCTTGGAATTGCCTTCATAGCCATGATCACTTATCTTAACCTTGCTGCTGTCATACAGTTCAAAATTAGCAGGATACTTCTCAGACGATTCCCAGTAAGCGAAATCACCGTACTTGTATTTCCTTGGAGCGCAGTTTATGGGGCGATCCCCGCATATCGTACACTGGCTGGAGTATTCTACTGTGGCCCTTAACGATATTTCTTTTGCCCGTACATTTATCCTGTCTATTTCCTTTTCTCTGATACCAAAAATATAGGGGTATATAGTTTTACCAAGGACGTAAGATGTGCCTACCAAACCTCTTGACGGTTTCTTACTGTTCTCCTCTTCTCCATCGTCTTTAACCTTACAGAAATCAATCTGTCGGACGGTAAAAATCCAAGGGCATGATACTATAGGACAGTCTATGGCTACATACAATCCATCAGGGTACTTATCGAAGAAAGATTCGCTTATGTGCCCAAAGTAAGGACGGGATGCTCCAACAATAACATAATTATCGCCTTCATCCATAATCTTCTCCCAATCAAAGTTGAGATCATCCTTATCTATCTTCCTATTGCTTCCTTTGTATCTTGGATCTAATGATTTCCAAAAAGAAAGACGGACATATTGTGTGGACACAGCATCCATAAGACCATCTATTTTACCCAAAGATTCCAGATAAAGAACTTTGTCCTTGGCCGGGAAATCAGGATCATCCCATTCTTTAGGTCTTGTAATATGAAGGAAACGGGCGTTACGAAGCACGCATTTCGTAAACCTCCATACCAACAACTCTGACGTAAACATCGTAGAACCTTTAACATCTTCAGGAATAAGAGCGCCTACGTTATTGTCAGCTAAATTAGCATAAGAATCCCAGGTCCATCCATCTCCGTAATCTCCTTCTGGAACGTAACCGGTATCAAGGAAATTATATGAATAATCATCTATCTTCTTCTCTATCTCAGGCCAGGTGTCCCTTATCAAGGCTCCAGGCGCTATCCTTGACCTGTAGGCGTCGTTGTGGATAGAGCTCGAAGAACGTCCGGCACGCCAATCTGGAAGACATCTTCCATTAAAACAAACCTTCCCCTCTTCATCTTCTTTATCGTTATTCCACACATCATTCATAAGAAGGTATGCTCCAAGAAGTGTAGAAGATGACTGGAATGAGTTATAATCGCTTCTAGCAACAGTAGGATTAAGACAAGGCTCTTCTATAAAACATCCGCAAGTACACGGCATAGAATCCAGAACATAAATAGCTTCGGCTATAGACTGTAATATAACAGACGGTTGTAACAGAGAATCATATACAGCACACGCCTTAGTCCCATCATCTCCCGACCAGAATCCAGCCCAATGACCGCCATCTTCGTCATCGGCAAAGAAATACTTGTCCATGAACTCTATCATTTGTTCCTGTAGTTCCCAGTTAAATAACACAGAATATTTATCCTGCTTTTCACCGCCGGTAGTATATAGGTAGTCGGTGGATACGTGCTCCATATCCTCAAGCTCCTTATACGTATATTCTTCACGGAAACCCACAATACGATCTACCGGAGCTGTAATAAGCGAATACTGGCGATGCGCATCAGTACACTCGGCTCCAAACTCAGGAGCCTCGATACCATCTATAGCTTCTTTTTGTTCCTCCGTATTATGATCGTCAGGTTCTCCGTAGCTGTTGAATATATCGCATATTTCGTTGGCAGCAGCATTATTAGGTTCTTCTGTAGCGGTATTACATGCGATGTCTTTTATATTAGATGAAAAATAATTAATCACCTCATCTATTATAATCTGACTTCTGAATGTAAAACTAACGTTCGTATAAGTTTTAAAATCATTTTGCAATGTTATAGTTTGACCGATAGTAGCCGGATTTTTACATTCTTCTTGTCCTGTTTCTTCATCATCAAAATCCTTCGGATCTCCTGCCGTATTATAATACTGCCACTTGAATTTACGCTCTTGCCCTGAACAAGGTGGAGCATATTGGTTTATGGACTTATATACCCTATCGGTATCCTTATTTTCTATTTCTGCCGCAGCATCTTTATAAGGGGGAGGTATTAACACAAATGCCGGAGTTTTATAACCGTTGGAGCACTTAAAAGAAATAGCAAACGGATACACTTCATTTCTCATATACCCCACATACAATGAACAGGCATTACCATCCTTATACAGATCTTCGTGGGCTACCGATGCCTGCCATTGAAGGAAGTGTCCCATGAGGGAAACTACAGGCTGTAAATTCCATTCTTTTTCCGCCGTAAGACCATATTGAAGAAGACGATTCCCGACAGCCACAATCCCCCTTGATGTGTTATACACAGGTTTTTTCAAGGATATGTGTTCGAATGTAGTACGTTTGTTATTAAGATCCGAATAATACAATATAGTCTTTTCTGATACAGGATGAATACCTTCTACAAAGTAATCAACAACCGGTTGAGTTTCTCCGTTGTATCCTACTGTATTTTGAATGATAACAACCTTAAAATATTCAACTTGACGATCTATGTTAGATACGACGAATCTAATACCTAAATTAGTACGTTCTCCCCATTTGCCATCTTTTTGAGTAATATACTGTTCATCGAATATAGGTACAGGATTAGTATGATTAGAATAACTTCCAAGCTCGTTTCCAAACTCGTCACAAGGAGCCACAGTAGCCTGATAGACGCCTGAGCGCAGGCTGCCCCCGTACTCTATCTGAGCCGGCTCTATGCACATGGGTTTGAGTAGCGGAAACACCCTAAGTTTCTCACATGCCAGAAAACAACCATTCTCCTGCATGAATTTGTCCCTATCGTATTCTTTATCGCATATCTTATACCCATGATAATGATACCATATATCACCTTCATCATCAGGAGTCAGAGCCTTGTCTACAATAACATACCTGGGAGGATTATAATCATCGGTCCAGTAAATACATTTTCCACATTTCTCTGTCTTTATTTCTATGGTTTTTATAGGATGGTAGATAGAGAAATTAAGGCACGGATCTTGCTCGTTGTCTTCAAGCAGGGTTTTCATGCCAGAACACAACGACTCCGATCCTTCTACCATAGATTCTATATCAGAATCAGACAAGATACTTGTATCGGATTCAGGCTTGAAATAAGTTATTTTAGATACGCCTGTTTCAGGATTTGTTATAAAAAAATAGATATTGCCTGAAGTAAGATCATTCTTATAACCAATAACTTTAAACCCATCGAAATCAATGCATTTAAGATTACTATGCTCGTTAGATCTCATCCCAACATTACCGTCCTCGGATTCGATGTTGGCATTCAAGGCAAACGTATAATGCTGATCCGTAAGACTCGACGGATGCAGATCGCGATTCATACCTGTTTGAGGAACCGCTATGTTTCTGTTATCTTCTAATGCCATGTTAATAACTGTTTGTCACAAAGATAGCAAAAGAGATTTAATCATGGATTTCTAAAGTAGGTGAAGAAAAGAAATACATTTTCAGTCTCCTACTCTATCAACTACACCTACATAAAAATCGGGGATAGGATTATCATTGAAATTTTTTATTTGAATATCAATATAATTATAGAAATAATTATCAACTGGATCCATTATCGTCACGTTACTTTCTAAAACCCCGTCTTTGTATGAATACAGTTCCTCATGTTCGGAATCAATGTAAAAAATATATCTTGGTAAATCCTGGGTATTAACTGTTAGATGATTATTAAACAAACTGCATTTAGAATGATCAGCAGACAGAAGTAACAATAGAAATGTATATGAAGACTTATCTCTTATTATAATATCACGATTAGATGATACATTAGACAAAACTTTGGATAAATCAAATTCTCCAAAACTTATCTTGAATTTCTTTCTTCTTATTGGAGTTATATATACTGGACTATTAACTACAATATTATTCCATTTAAATTGACTCCCTTCCATTACAGGAGAGAAACAATTACCCATCACCATATTAATATTTTCAAATATTCGTCTCATAACATCTACTTACGATTTATATCTTTTACCCCTAATCAAAACAGTACCATCACCGCCGGCTCCAGCATAAACCATAGAGTATCTGACGCCGCCTCCTCCGCCGCCATAACCTCCGCCTCCTTTACCGGATCCGTTTGTTGATCCTCCTGTACCAGATCCTTCACTATAATCGGATATTCCGCCTTGGAATACTACTCCGGTATTGGTTTCTCCGCTTCCACCACCGGCATTTCTTTTACCGCCGGATTCTCCAAAATCTCTGGTAGTATGACCTTGACCTTTGATTATTCCATACTCTTCTCCATTAGTGTCTCCACCATCCGAAGCACCATCTTGCGTATATGACGAACCGCCGGCACTACCACCATCTCCTCCCTTCCACTTATTAGCTCCCTTTCCTCCATTTGCTCTATAAGACGAGTTCATGAATTGAGAATAACCACCATCCTTACCAGGAGAATTTTGTTCGGCTTGATAAACTTTTGCTCCTCCTTTTCCTACTGTTATAGAAATAGATTGACCAGGTTTTACAGCAATAGCTTCTCCGTCTTTCCAGCCTTTGTTATCAGATTTGAAGGTCTTGGTATAACCGCCTCCACCTCCGGCAGAGCTGCCACTACCACCTCCACCAACTAAAAAGACATCTACGGAAAAACAGCCGTCAGGAACCACCCATGTGTAATTCCCGGCTGGATAAAACCTTATAAGAAAGTCTTCAAGCTCCCTGTCTTTATATTCGAATCTCCTCCTCATAATTTACACAAATATATAAAAAGAATCATTGTGATATATACTAATCTCTGTTGCAGAAGTAATACAATCAACATCTTCATCTGCATTATTAATAAGATCTCTCATTCCATCGTATCTATTAGAAAACATAAAAACGTACCTCTGGTCATTTATCTGAAACTTGTATATAATACCCTGTTGTTCACTTGCAGGATACGGGTCAAATCTAATCCATATTGTCATTGGTTCGTAACCGGTAGAGGTGCTTGAAAACGAAAAAGAAACTGAACTCTGAGTATGAATATTAAAGGCTGTTCCTTCTCTAAGTTGATTCAATACGCTATTTATCTTATCCTGGCTAATTGTATCGGATTTGATTTTATTCATTAAATCAAATAACCTGATCCTATCTCCAGGCTCGATTTCTGTTTTTACACAATGATAAATAGCTCCATTACCAGATCTCTGTTCCTCAAAATATCTTCTCCTACTCATAATGATACTCCTTCCTATAATAACCGAGGAAACTAAACCCTTCCGACTCCTTCCTCAAAACATCATGCTTATTCCAATACTTTTCTAAGTCGAAAGCCTCTCTTTCGAATACGATATTATGATATGCCTTATCATGATCGCGATATATGCACAACCTAATCAGGTACTCAATTAAATACCATGTATAGTATAAAAATATTGGAATAAGGGACAGTCGTAACATCCACCATCCTGCATTACCGAATAAGAGACATAATCCTATTGTAAGCAGCGATATAAACATACCAAAACAAAACATTGTATGATACTGATTACAATGCGCCTCTTCATGATATTCGGCCTTCAATGATATAGCATCACGTTCGGTAAATACGGCTCCAAACAGCATAATTGTTTTATAGCCGTCAATGAACGTAAACAACTTAGCTATTTTTGAATTATAAAATATTTTCATTGTCAAAAAATAATTTTATACCAGTTGCACAAAATCAAAAACTCAATAGGAGAATTAACTCCATCCCATTCCCATTTTTCAAGATAAGACCTTAACTTACTTTCATCAACATCTTCACACTCTTTAAGAAAAACAAGATGCGGCATAAACAATTCTCCCCCTTCCAAAGACTTATTAAATTTACTAACCAGCCTCTTTCTGAACTTAGGACCGTACCATGATTTTTCATTTGTGGATCCAAGACAATAGTAAGAATTATTTTTGACTTTAATGCCAAACCATTTACATACATATGGATGATATACCCTATCTGCTAAAAATATAAATAGCTTATACCATAGGCAGTGCCAGAATGTACTACACTTGCCACCAAACTTCTTAAAAGCCCATCTGAATCCTCCTGAAAAATACCAGTTGTTGGCTCCTCTCTTAACCTTAACTTTGTATTTAAGATTCTTGTTACGGTTGCTAACCCTATCCCACGGCTTGACCTTATCGGTATCCATATCAGGAAGGAATGTCCAATGATGAAGCAAGGCACTGTAATAAGGATTGTATATCTTGTGTCTGTTCCTAATAACGTACTCAAAAATATCGTATCCTACTTGCCTGGCTTCTTCAAATCCTTTTTCTGACAAGAAAGCTAATATAGGAGCCAGATTCCAGATCTGATCTTGTGAAGTGAATGGAGAGAAGCATGGATCTTCGTCTTTTAACTCTATACCATTAGTGTACCCGGAACTTATTTTGGTAAGACCGAATTTGCTTGCATCTTCGCTATGGATATCGTCTCTTAAGAAAAATCCTTTTTCGAATTTGAAATAAATACCTTTATTGTTATTAAAAAATAGATCATAAGTAGTATCGGCAAGACGGGTAAGCACCAGTATGGCATTACGAACATCATCTTTTGTCTTGTAGCCAAGAATCATTTCCGTATATACAAGCTGAAGATACTGAGCCAGATTAATGGTTCCGTCGCCGACCCAGCCTACCCCGTTCTTAACCGACGACAGTGGGATGCACGAGGCCTGCTTTGTGTAGCTGGAATCATAAACAAAATCCCGATAAAATACCTCCTTAATCCTATTGTATTTATCCCAAAGACTTTCCATCACCTTAACCTATAACAATAATACAATCACGCTTTTCCTTATTATAAACCATCGTACCCATCTTAGTGTACAAACCTTTTATATTTTGGTAATTGGTTTCCCCATGAGCCGAAACGTTGGTAGTGATACTGTCGGAGTAAACCTCCTCACCGCCTTCGTTAATAAAGTTAAATCCTTGTTTAACCATCTCTCCTCCAAGGTAGGCTGTAAAAGACACAACGACATTTCCTCGCCCTCTATTCCCATACCAATTACCATAGATATCGGCATTGATATTAGGCTCAGACTCGTCCATGCCCGGCGCTGATGACAAGATCTTCATCTTAATAAGTGCCCCTTCGAGTCCTGACTGCATGTTATCACCACCATAAATAAGGTAATCACCTACCTGTTGTTGGGTAGTAGCCCACTGCTTACTCCATCCAACGTATTTATTATCTACATCCGAGATGCCTGTATTGGTGAACCCAGTTGCAGTATCAAAATCAGAACCGTCTTCTGATTCCCATCCGTATCTAAGAACAAGATAATCGAACTCAGGAATTACAACGACCTGCTCGCCGGCAGCTTGTGTGATTGTAACGTTCTTACTCTCTCCACCAGCCGTTACCTTAGCTACGCCTCTACGATCTTCAGCTACCGGATTAGGGCCGGCTGTGAAGATAATATTTGCCGGTCCTACGCCTCTCATTTTGTCGGCAGTTACTATTTCGCTTGCACTAACTTCTAACATTTTGTTTATTTTTTTTAATATTTCGAATACGTATATCCAACTCGACAAAAATACTATTGGGCAGTACATTGTCTCTACCAAACTTGCATCTCCTTTAAATTGCCTGATTGACCAAACAATCATAGATGCAATAACGCCAGACAAGTATATAAATAAAACTACCTCAATCATACCATTTTAAGTATATCGTCAATAACTGGATACGTCTTAGTATATATCTCAAACTCAGCACGGCGCCGCCTAAGAGGTTCGTACATGCCTTTTAATGTCATACCCATCATCTTAAGTTCGGTCTTAGCATTTTTCAGCTTAACCAAATCTTGCTGTGCATACAACTTGAACAAATCGGCAGCCCCTTGTGCTTCTCCATTATACATCAGTTCCTCAAAGAATCTCATCTTTACAAAATTATCTACATAATCCAATACCAGACCTTGAGGCGTATCTGGTATAATTATATTAGATTCTCCGTCAAAGGGAAGAGACCGGTACTGCATGTAAATAGGTCCATCGAAATTAGCATACAGGAATCCGTTTACGATATTTATCTCATACGGACTATCCTTTATTGCTTTATTCCGGCATCTACTCAAACAAGAATCACGAAGCATAGGCTTGGCAAGACCTAACATTACTGGCCGGTCATAATAGCAACGAACTTCATGATCGCGATCGTGGGTGTTGATATAAAATTTTTCAACTATCACCTTCTCGCATTCTTCTTTACAACATTCATCGCAAGAACACCACCTATAACTTCTTTCAGTGCGTTCTTTCCAGGCTATTGTATTTTGAAGTTCTGGTATCACCTTATCACCTTCCGGCACCTCATATCCTTTAAAATCGCATTTGAAAGCCAGAATAAGATCAAAGTAATCACCAGGCATACGGGCCTGCCCTCGCTTGACATCCACTACCGCTTCTTTGCGCATAGTAATATCACCTCCAAACTTCTTCAGGGCAATTTCTACCCATTTGTAGATGGATACCTCATCTATCAGATCACGCTTGTCAAATGATCTTAAAGACGATTTTAACTCTATGATATAATTTTCGACTGTCATCTCTTAAAAAAAATGGAGGACAGGAAACAAACCTGACCTCCACAAAGATATGAATAATATGTATAACACCCTATTTTGAAGATTCAAAAATTATGGCCTTCAAACTTGCCATACTTCAAGAAAAGGCTCCTACACTTTTCCTTTATCCCCTTAAGTGTGACTTCATATCCGGCACCAGTCATGTAGATGGTTTACTGATTAACTCTTTCCCCGGAATATTTGTCAACAAAATATGATCTATACACACCAAACCTATTTTTGACAATATCACTGTACAGCTCCCATCTACCCTGCCCATTTCTGAACATGAACTTGACTTCCTCAAGAAACAAACGAAGATTCTTTTCTGCGATGATGATTCCATTCTGCTCAAGCTTCTTCGCCACATCTCTGATTAGCCACATATTTTCATGATCAACCTTCTTAAATGACTCTGCAAACTCCACATCGGGACGCTGCTCTTCTATGGTCTTAATCGCCTGCTGTCTCTCCGCCTCTGCTTGTGCTCTCTCGGCTATGGCTCTATTCTTAGCATCAATCTCATCAGCTAATGCTCTTAATGCAGATGGATAGTCTTTCGGTGTTATAGAATAGGAACCGGTTTTTCTTATAGAGGGTAGGACTTCAGATGTTACCCATTTCTTGAATTTTTTAGCAAAATCCATCTTTGATCCAAAAATTAGGCTATACAGTCCAGACTCATTGATTATCAGTATTTTAGTGTTTGGAGTGTAGGGACGGAACGTTTCGTTCCACCCTTGAGTATCAGGTACTTTCATTATTAGTCTATCATCTTCATCAACGTGATCCCTTATCGCTTTTCTCGGATTAGTGTACCCTAAAAATGAAGCTATAGGAGATCCTATAAAATACGGTTCTTCGTCAATAATAATAATTTTTAGCTCTCCAAAATCTGAATTTTTGAAAGATGATACGGTTTTAACCTCTTTGCTAAATTCCATTTCGTTGGATTCCGACGTCAAAATAATGTTACTGTTCTTCGCATTGTTTTGAAAATTGCTTACATTTGTTCCCATAATAGGAATTTTACTTTTTATATCCGCCAGCCTGAGAAGGTAGACGGATATGCAAATATAGCGATTAACCTATATCAATAAAGGGTAATCGCTATATTTTTTTACATGTTCCTATGATTGAGTTCTCGATCTTCGAAAACTCTCTTAATCTGGAAATCTTTAAACACTCTTCTTTTAGCAAGTATTTCATTATACATAAATCGGTATCTTCGTCCTTTATTCATTTTAACCCTTAACTTCTTTTTCAAGCTATCTTGTATTACAAAATGGTAATATCTTTTAGAGTCTGCGAAATCCATAGCCAGGTGGTTGTAGAGGTAGCCGTTGGTTCCGAGCCTGCTCACGATGTCCAGGTCCCGCCTGACGGCAAAGCGCTGCCCCGGTATAAGTACATGGCATAAGTATCCTACGTTATCTACGTAAACACCGGCATCAGCTTCCACATAATGTTCTGATACGGTTTTCCATATAATAGATAACAGCCTTAAAACCTCCCCTCTGTCTCTTATCATGCCTTTCTTAAAACCATTCTTTCTCTTCATAAGACGATGGTAGTAGGCTACAAAATACGGTGATTGTATCGATGTTCTTTTCATGTCACTAAGTTTATATAAAAATGGGTCTTGGTTTCACAACTAAGACCCAAATAAAGATAAATAATATTTTGTTATTGAACAATTTGACTTTTCTGATTGGAATCAAGATTCGGATTTTCATCGACAGGAATCTGTAGCCTGAACGCTACTTCCTTTATCGTCTCTGCTACCACATACTCAATTAGCTTGATAGGACAGATAAATTCGTATTCCCATTCAGACTCGCACCCTTTAGGTGTAGGATCGCAGGCCATTAATTCCAGCGCCTTCTTTCTTCTTGTTGTAAAGAACTCTACGTTAATAAGCTCTATATGAAAATCCGGTATATAAACATAGTCGTTTTCTACATAATAAAAAGGACGCCGTTCTTTAACGTATTTAGCATACGGTCTTTTTTGTTCATTACGATACGACTTTATTTCAGCGAACTTAAAAAATATAGTGTTATCTACGTTAGTCACCTTAGTAATAGCCGGTCTAAGAGCAGAATAAAGAAGCCCTGGAAGTTTATGCTTTGACCGCATCAAAGTATTGCATAACGCAAATTCAGCATCGCAGCAAACTATCTTGTCAACTTCAATCATCTCCAGGCAAGTAACGTAAGTTAGGAGCCGGTGATCGCCGAGCAACGTCCCATCATCCCACCTCTGGGCTGTATAAGATTCGGCTTTAGTTCTACCGATATTCAATATCCATCTCCGGCTAACATGGGAGTCTTTATCAAGGGCATGAATGCCATTTACGACTCTTGATACAAATTCACCATTTGTAATCATGCTCCCCTCCTTTCTTTTGCTCTGGATTCTCTTGATTTGGCATTCAAGATCCTCATATAAATCTCTCTTTCACTCATGCCGGATATGGTTTTTATAGCATCATCCAACATAACTTTCGTATATAAAGGTTTAGGGAATCCCTTTATCTTAACCGGATCAGGAACTAACTTCGCCTTCCGATATTCATAAAATCTTTTAGAAGTTACATTAAGATAAGAAATAGCTTCCTCGCCAGTATAATACTTAGCGGGATTAGCAAGCTGCATCCATGTTTCCAAATCATTGGCTGTAAGATGATCGCATTCGCCATTCAAAAACATGGCCTTTATTTTATCACATACCGCAGCACCACTCTTACGCAGCGTCTCTGTCAGAATTTCTTTCATTTTCAAAACATCCTGTTTTAAACCTTAAAACAATAGAGGCAATGATTATCAAAAGAGTAACAGCCATAACAGACCACACTACGATATTGTGTTCAATAGGCATCTCAATATTAACCGTAACCCATTCTACACAGATATTAAAAATCATGCTATAGATCAATAACCTATGCCATATACAAAACCTGAACATTCTTGAAAAAGCCAAGAGAAATAGGTCCCATGATATAAAATGACCTAATATCGGATACAGCCTTTTAGTGATACTAAAAGGATAAAACTCTTCAAAAATGCTGGCTAACATAATAACCTGCATCAACACAGGATAATACTTCACAAACGTCACACAGACATTCCTCTGTCCTTCGCTAATAAACTTGTTGCTCATAATATGTTGTTGTTATGTTATTAAAATGGGGAAGGCGATCAGCACCTTCCCCTGGTTTTCAA